AAGCAGTGGTATCAACGCAGAGTACTGCGATGGCTATCTTAGTATCGTAGGGACGCCTTCCAGTTTCGGCAGAATGCGCTAATTTAGACACGTGCAAGTCAGGCATTGCAATTTCGATCATTATGCCACTATCCTTAACAAGTGCTTTGGGTTTAACCGTTGGGATTTTGCGTTTGATTTCCTCTTTGGCTAGAGCCTTTAGCTCCTCGATTTCCGCACGGATTTCCTGTGCTCTTTGTTCCTTGTCAGCCTCAGTTTTCAATTTGGCTTTATGCAGTGCAGCCCGTAGGTTTCTGTTCTCTCGAAGTACACTTGAGTATGCTGTGCCGAATTGCTCATTACCGAGCGAGTGCTGTACAGTGGCTTTGTCTTCGGCACGGACGGGTATGGCTTCCACCCGTTCGGCTACCTTGACTGCGTTGGATTCAATCAGATAATTTTGAATGTGCTTGGCATTGACTGAGCGACAGCCAAGTTTTGTACGTAGGTCTTCTTGAGTTGGTACTTCGCCGCGTTCCTGAGCATACGGCAAAGCAATTTTTAGGAGTTCCAACTCATGCGCTGAAAGTTCAATTGGCATTGATTCCTCGTCTTGAATTTTGGTACAATGTGAGTATACCACGGTTAGAGCCGAACTGTCAAGCCCCTACTTTTTATCTCTGAGGTGTTCCAACATCAACTTGGAATCGTCTCGCATCTCTCCCAGCACATCACAGGCTTTGCCTAGAAGTTTAATCTGGGAATCGCCTTGGACCTGCAAAGTGTCTAGGCAGTTTGTACGTTGCTTTACCAATTCGGTATGGATGTCGTCCCACTTGGTTTTGGCTTCATTGTACGTCTTGATGATCTTCTTGAACGGCCATGCCGCTGCCGCCAAGAGAAAACTGATGAGCATAGTACTCACCAGTTCGTGGTCAAAGGTTAATACGAAGTGCGGTAGCATTTACTTTATCCCCAGCTTTCTCCACTGCAGCCCGCCCTGCAGATGCTTGGCCCCGGCAATGGCTGGCCCAACCAGTGCGATGTAGAACGCTGGTGACCCATACAGCAGCACCAAAAGTAACACAGCAGGTAGCGTTGCTAGCGCAATGACTAAGCCGTCGCGCAGGTAAAGTTGTTTTGCAGTCGGTTTATCGGTGCCGAGCCAAAACGTGTTTGCCTCAACCGCTACGCCTTTGGCTATGCCTTTCACAGTTTCGGTTACGTCGTAGATGTCACAGCCGATGGCGAAGGCCAATGCCGCCGCCAAGCAAAGTAATTCGATCATTACATCCTCTCTTTCAGAGCGTCTAACTCTGCTTTCAATTCCTTAACGGCATTGACCAGAGCAGCAATGACGGGGCGCGGATCGAAACTCAGGTACTCTTCCGTCCCATCCTTGGACATTTCCTTGCCAGTGATGGCTTCAGGAAGAACATGCTGGACATTCTGGGCGAGGAAACCAACGTACTTCCTGTCTCCAAACAATCCAGTATGAAGTTGTCCTTTGTCGTTGTACTTGAAGCGTACCGGGGTGATGCCTTCGATCACGGACAAGCCGCCCTCGTATGGTGTACTGTCCTTCAGGCGTTCATCTGATGTGCCAGAGATTGCCTGAACGATTCCACCAGCGACGGTGATGCTGGTGATAGCAGTGTAAGTTCCTGCTCCAGTGTTCGCTGTGCCACCGACTTGGTAGTTCGTTGCTTCAAGCGTACCTGCCGTTGAGCCTGCTGCGCCTGTGCCTACGCCAACAACTCCTGCACTGATACGAGAAAATCCCGTGTCCGATGCGGTTGAAGCCGTGGAGGTTGACGACCAACCTAGCTGTACACCACTGCCGTAGTGCGCAGAGGTAACACCCACTATACCGATTATCACGCTGTTTATGTTAAATTCTACGCTGCTACCAGTAGCAGCGTTTATGGCGGTTGCTCCTGCTGATGTCAATGTAGCAGTGGTGGCACCTGTTATGGTAAGAGCGCCCGTACCACCGACAGCAATGGTAGATGTACCCGAGGTCGTGCCGTTTAACGATATGCCGCCGCTAGTTCCTCCCGCACTGCCAATGACTAAGTTAGGTGAGGTGTACACCAAGTTAGCATTGGTAAGCGGAGCAGTGGCTGCGCCACCACCAAGGACAACTCCTGTTGACGCTAGTAGTGCCGAGGATGCCCATGTAGATGCTGAGGAGAAGTATGGAATTCCACCAGACGTTCCAGCCACAGTCAGTGCTGGCGTAGTAGTCGGCGTTGCTACGGAGATTAAGCCACCAGTGAAGGAGACTGAGGTAACTGTGCCAGTAGGTGTTATCCATTTCACAGCGGACCCTGTAGAACTCAGCACTTGACCGGACGTGCCCTTCGAAAGGCTACCGTCAGTTAGAGAACCAGTTATCCATAGTCCACCCTCTGCTCCAGTTCCTGTGAATATCGTTGGACCTTGGAAACCCACAGTTCCTGTGAACGCCACGCTGCCACTGACCGTGGTGGGAGCAATTGTGGCAAAGGTTTGCGTAGCCGTCCACGTATTGGCATTGCCCAAGTTCAGAATTGCAACAACGGCACCAGTCGTAGGTGAGATGGTTAGAGTTCCATCACTATTAGAAACGGATGTGACAGTAGGTGCAGCACCACTTGCTGCCGCCGTTATTTGCCCTTGCTGATTTACTGTGATGCTGGCATATGTGTACGACCCAGGAGTGACTGCCGTATTCGTTATAGAGATCGTACCTGTTGTGGTGATAGGGCTTGGTGTAGCGGTGATTCCTGTACCTGCAGCCACGCTTGTGACCGTGCCCGTGCCTGCTGGTAAATCTGCGGCAACCAGGGCGCGGAATGTCGGCGCTGCGGGTCCACCTGAAGTTGGCCCAGCAAATACTGTGTTTGCCGTTTGTGTGTTCAATGCGAACGTCAAGGCTGGCGTAGTCGTAGGCGTAGCAACAGACGTTGTGAACAACGGGCTGAGGTTTCCAGAGGAAAAAGATGTGACTGTGCCAGTGCCTGCTGGCAAATCTGCCGTGACTAGGGCGCGGAAGGATGGGGCTGCGGCGGCTCCAGTTGTCGGCCCCGCGAATACTGTGTTTGCCGTTTGTGTGTTCAATGCGAACGTCAAGGCTGGCGTAGTCGTAGGCGTAGCAACAGACGTTGTGAACAACGGGCTGAGGTTTCCAGAAGAAAAAGATGTGACTGTGCCACCAGAAGTAGCTGCTGTAAATAACCCAGTGTTGCTGTATGAATTCAAGAACTCACCTGCAACCGGGGCGAACGTTTGCGCCAGTTGAGGCGTACCGCTAATCTGAGCGTACGTGTAATCCCCGCTTTGTGCAACTACTGCACCTGTACGACCGAACACAGATGTGACTGGGTAGCTAGGTGTAGCTGCTGTAAATAACCCAGTGATTGCGCTGTATGAATTCAAGAACTCACCAGCTACGACTGGGAACGAGACTGGCAACTGTGACTTCAATGCCAACGCTGAAAGCAGAACACCAGAATCCTTCTACGTTCCCCGCGCCATCCGCTGGTGATTACATCGCCAGCAGGCGCAGCGGCCCAGATTCGCTGCGGCCGTTGCTGCTACCAGGGTACTACCAGAGCCAGCCACATTGATTACACCTGCGGCTGTAATCGGTCCACCTGTAGCTATACCTGCCGTCCCAACTGAAGTAACCGTGCCAGAACCTCCAGTGATAGCCGTAGCGGATACGTTGCTTCCTGTAACGCTAAACGTAACAGTGGCGCTGTTGACGAAGTTTACGTTAGGGATGACCGTGCCATTTATGCGTACCGAGGAGCCTGCACCTACGGCAGCATCTATGAGCACAAAGTTTTCTGCGACAATAGGGTCCATTCCTATCAAAGACAAGAACAGATTCGGTGTGATTGGGTCCGAACTTTGTACGTAGTACGGAGGTAGACCGTTGTATCCTTCTGGCATGTGAAACTCCTATCGAGGCGAGTGTTGTAAAAATCTGGCTAACGGATGTGCTGGTGCAATATCTGCTTGTCCTTTGGGCAACAAGGAATCCTGCAGACGCTTCTTTTCACATTCCTCTAAATATTCTCTGTCGGCCTGTACTTTCTTCAATTCTTCTTGCCGCTGTGCTTCATAAGCAAGCTGTACTTGCTTGGCATCATTCTTACGTGCAATGTCTAGCTTCTCTTCCTGCTCTCTCTGTAAGAACGCACTGTATGCATCGGCTTTATCCTTCTCTATCTTTGCCTTCTCTTCAGCAGTGCGACGTTCGTATTCCTTGCCAGCCGCAATCCTTGCTTGTTCCTTAGCCGTGGCTGCGGCTAATTCCTCGGCGGCTTTCTGGTTTTCTGCGATGCGTTCGGCTTCGCGTTCCGCCGCTAGATCGTCTAGTTGCTTTCTGGATTTCGCTAGTAACTTGTCATGCATTCTGAGCCTCTTTCCATTTTCTTAGGTATTCTACAGCCGACTCACATATTTCTACTGAGTCCTTGAACATACCAAGTCCAGCATTACAGACGCTGTGTAGCAACCCTCTGGTCTTTGGCGGCACAATGTGTTCATGGTCGGCGCATGGAGGATTTTCTTTTGTGAACGGTTCATTACAAAGCGCACACAAACCTTTTTGCTCGGAAAGTACTGTGTTAAACTTTTCTATAGTCCAGCCAGACCGTGCCAATTGTGACTTTCTACTACTCTTTTTACGATATCTTTCTTCTTTTTCTGGATTATTTTCTATCCACTTTCGTCTGTTTTCAGTTGCTTTAGATTGATTGGTTTTTTGCCTTTTAGATGCAGCATATTTAACACACTCTTTACAGCCGCCGCTAGCATACCTGCTGTTTGGGTCTTGCTTGTGGCCGTGTTTGCAGTATTCTTTTGCTGGTCTTCCCATGTTGTCTCCTAGATAGTTCGAGAAGGGAGGTGATCTAGGCACCTCCCAACTCTACTCTGGGTAATTAATCCAGAGATGTGTTACTGCATGATAGAGCCGACAGCATAACCAGCACCCGTGGCTGCGGTAATCTGCAATCTGTAAAATCTAAAAGATAACACATTCACGCTGCCAGCGGCAAGTGTGCCTGTGGCTGTGTCTCCTTGGCCGCTCTGCCAATCGTACGTGTTGCCTGCGGTGCCGCCTGTGACGATGGTACCAATGGTGTTGTAGTGATCATCACGGTCAACGTTGCTACCCTGGATCACGGCTGTAACACCTGCCAATGTGCTTGGGAACGCCGCACTCGAAGCGGGGAGTGTCAGTGTTGCGCTCGTAGAGCGACCAACTATCGTAGACCCTACGACAGCAGCCACAGGAACTGAAGAATAAGGCAGTGCTGCTACCAACGGGGCTGTCAGTAAATCCCCTACTTCGATCTGTGGGATAGAAACCTGACCACCGTCCGGTAAACTGGCCTGCGTAGTGGAAGCAATGACGTACGTAACAGTAGCTACGCCTTGGGCGTTGACCACAACGGTGAGCAGAGTAGCGTTTGTGGTGTTGAACGCGCCTGCTGAGTTTGCGGTACCGACGACGGTGATAAGTGCGCCGGGGATCGGGATGTTTCCCGATAGAATCTGGAACACAAGCGTGGCAGTCGTAGTGACTGCGCTATCAGAAATTACGTTGCCTAAGGTTGGCCCTGTGTTGTTGTTGATCTTACCGTAGACGTACTCAGGAGTTCCCTGAATCAAAAGTTGAACTGGCTGCTTAAAAGGTGTTAGTTGATACTGCGACATGGTTGAATTCCTTCCGGCGCGATGCGCCTCTTTCAGGTTAGGTGCGATGCAGGGCCGCGCAATGCAGCCCCGCGTAGGTTATGCGTTCATCGTCCTGTAGGGCGACTTCTTCTTGCCCAACTTTTCCATTACGGGTTCATTTGTCGTGTGAAATTTGTTGGGGTCGAAGCTGGTGTCCCCTTCTGCATCTGGAACCCTGGTTCGGCCTTCTGTGGCTGAGGGTTCCTTGAAGTAGAATCGGCTTTGCTGCTTTGGCTCTGGGACTGACCCTTTGCCTCTGGCAACTTCGATACGCTCTTTAAGTTGCCGAGTACTGTGCTCAGTAGTAGGGCTAGCTCCTGGGGTGACCTCCGGTTTTTCACCGATGGCTTTGAGTTTTGTGTCAAGTTTTCCAAGGTCTACTCCTAGTGATTGCATTTGTTTGCGTATATTCTTGTCTTGCGACATGATGTCCGCAAAATCCTGCGAATACTCCCGCACGAATTGCGGGTCTGCTTCGCCGCGCTCTTTCAGGGCTTGGGCGAACGACCACATTGCTGCCTGCGCTTCTTCAGGTTCCCATCCCAGTTCCTTTGCCACGGCACGGGCCATGACTGATAATGGATGGTAGGACGATGGACTGGATATAGTCTTCTCGTCTACACCATGAACCAGTGCTTGCCAACCATCGTTGGTAACTGCATTGGCAAACGCCTTAGCCTTGGCTAGGTTTTCAGCGGGGCTTAGATTCATACCGAAGGAAGGCACTTTGAAGTTGCTATTCTTGGTAAGGTCCGGCCACATATCTTTGCCTTGCAGTGCCTTCGTAGCGTTGGGAATTTTTGTCTGCGGCGTGGCTTTGATAGCTTGACCGAGACTGTCTTTGATTCCTGCGTCGTCCATGGGGCGACCATCGTCAGTCCATTGGGTCCACGCATGGATCGCTTCGGCTAGGTTCTTGTGAACCATCTGCCGTGGTGACAGCGATGCTGTGAAGTTTGCCCAGCGTTCTCCGTCGTCAGGTTGGAAGTACCGTGGTGCTTCCTCGTGTAGGGCTTTGAATGCTGCGCGACTGCGCTCATACCATTTGCGTGCACCCTCGCCGCCCTTAGCAAAGTCAACCAACTCTTGCAGAGGTGGTAGCTTTGCCATGTTATCGGCGTAGTTTCTACGGGCTATGCCTGACTTGGACAACCCAGCTTTCTCTTCGGCAGTCAAGTGCTCCTCGGACAGAGGATCGAACGCACCTTCCTTGACCTTGGCTTCTATCTCATCGGCCAGTTTACCAACCTTAGCTTCCTGCTTGGCTGTTAATGGGGCTTCGGCTGGCGCTAGTCCCTTGATTGCTTTCTCCAAGGCTTCTGGCGTTGCTTCCCCGTAGGGAATGGTCGTGTGACCGCCGTCTGGTTTACCTACCTCGATGACTACAGTTCCGCTTTTCAATTGCGGAGCCATCTTCTTCAGATAATCTAGCTGCTTGTCACTCACACCCGACTCAGGAATAGACAGTGCAACTTCCCTGCCTCCCCTACCTGATCGTGGGCGAAGACGGATGTTGCCATCTGCTATGAATTGCTCACGGAGATTGTCCGTAGGCTTTCCACCGAGCATGGCGTCGTGTTCTACGCCAGCAGGCAAGTCCACACCACGTCCATCTTTAAGGATGAATGCTGTGTGGGCAGGGTCACCGCTAGACTCACCATACTTATCAACCAGTTCGTCACCAGTAGGCAATTTGCCTTTACCAGAACCACCACCGACTGATGGTAGTTCCTCGCCGCGCATCTTGCGTAGATCGACAGAGTATCCCTTGTCAGTCTTGGTGACTGCATCGGGATATTGAGATTGGAATTTCTTCCATGCTCCCTCTGCCGATGGTGACAGTTCATCACTCACCAGCGTAGTCTTCTCTTTAGGAAGTGACTGCGAAAGTGTTTCGAGTTGCTGTGCTCCTAAGCCTTTGCCTCGGGCATCCTTGGCCACCCAATGTGACACCTCTTGAACCGTGGTATCGTTTAGGTCTTGGGCTGTGAGGTGTCCTAGGCTATTCCCCGGCCCAGTACGCACTTCATGCATACCGTTGCCTTTGTCCTCGTATGCGGACGTTGGGAACTTCTCGGTTGTGGCTGGGTACCGCAAGTCTGCTTTTTGGCTGTACCCTGTAGCCTTGGGTTTCTCTTCCGAAGCGGCCTTCCACTCCTCGGCCAGCTTGTCCGATGCAACCGTAGCTGCCTGTGCTTTCTCGGCCTCTGGACCTTTGGCTAGGGCAGTCTCTGGTACGCCTTTGTCAGGTGCAGCGTACTTGGCTGCTTCTAAGCGTTGTGCTGTGTCCTTGTTTATGAGTGCCTGGGCACCCTCTGTTTCGTTGACGACGTTGGTGAAGGGCTTTCTGGACTTCATTGCCTCTTCAGTCTCAGCCGCGTTCATCGGCGCACGGCGTGTGGCACGACGTTCACCTTCGCCTGTACCACCCGTAGAAATCTCTTCGCCCTTACCGAGGTCGTATATGGCTTTCTGGTTGTTATCTTTGCCCATCTGAATAGCAGTTTCTCTATCCGCAGGTGTTTTTACCAACTCAGTAGTGGTTTTATTTGTTTCCTTATCATGCCATGTACCGATGCTGCCGTCCTTGTGCTTATCAAGGGCTTCCTTCACAGCGGGACGCTCAGAGAATTCCTTCATCTGTGCGGCGGTTAGGTTATTTCCGTCCGTGGTCATCCTTAGTTCAGGCTTGTCAAACTCCGGTTCTCCACCTACGGAGAAGAATGGCTTTCCATTTAGGTTGCCCTTCTCTGGGTGAAATGTGGACCCTCCGTTTTCGTTGTGGGCGGCTGCTTGATCCTCGTGGGACGTTGGCGCTCCACCTCCGACTTCGCCGGGGAAGTGCTTGCCTTCATCAATGGCTTTAGCAATGTCCGCAGTGCTGTGGCCAGCGTCTACGATCTTCTGTAGAACTTGCTCACGTGGCAGGTGCGTACCTGCGGCTACGTCACCTTTGCCACGACCGATGGCTTTGTCGCCAAGGTCAACGTCGAAGTGCCCAGCCAACTTGCTCAACTCCACGCGAGTCAATGGGAGAATCTTTTCGATCTCCTCAGGCGTGGCTTTGGCTTTCTGGAGCATGGCTTTGTCAGGCCGCGAAGACAGTTTCTCTGGCTCCTTTGCTTCTGCTTCGAATTGCTTTGCTTCCTGCGCCCTCACAGCTTGTTGCTTTTTCATCTCTTCGTTAGTTCTTGCTAACAGATCGTCGGCTGCGGTTTTACCTTGCTCACCAATCTTAACTCCAGGCTCGATTTTCTTGTTACCTAGACCTCGCTCGATTTGAGTTTTAAGGTCTTCGGGCTTTACGGCTGGCGTAGTTGGTGCGGCCTTGGCTTCCGGCTCTGGCGTGGCCAGCTTCCCTGGACCCATCTCTATCGTGGTGGGTTCCTTGGCGGCTACTGGTGCCTTAGGCTTAGGCTCTGGCGGCAATATCTCTTGTGGGAATTGCTGCGGTGCCTCAGGCAACTGCATAGTGCGGCCCATGCGTCCACCAGGGATCTCAGCTTGACCGGGGCGTACCATTGGCGCAGGCGTGGGTTGCTGTGGGAATGTCTCGGGTTGAACTTCGCCTGGACCCTTCACATTCATTGCTCTCGTAGGCGCAGTCGGGGCAACAGGCTCGGCTGGCTTGGCCATAGTCACAGGCGCGGGGGCTGGCTTGGGAGCTACGGTCATAGGTTGATCAGGCACCGATGGTGCTTTTCCTTTTGCTACCGTTTCCTTTGCATTCTTCAAGTGCTCAGTGGTATTCTCAAACTCTTCTTTTGCATCCTGATAAGTTTTTGCTATGTCCTTGGGGACCGGAGTATCTTGACCTGTACGCACAGCTCTGTCGTACTGCGCTTTAGCTTTGTCAAACACTTTGCTGGCCACGTCGTAGCGGTCTTGTGTTGCAGCTTGGTCACGCTCCGCTTCATTCATCCCATGGTATTTCCAGTCTTCTGGAACTTCAATACCTAGTTTGGCTGCTATCTTTCCTAGTTTAGACCCTACGTATACCGAAGCAAGTCCATGACCTGTGGCTGCGCCAATAACCGTACCTGCTAGTTCTGGGTTTTTCAGTACTTTATCGGCAGCTTTGCCTGTACCACGAACAATTTTGTTCGCTGCAGCAGTGGCAGTTGGGAATGCTGGGCCTTCCGTAACTTTGGGAAGGTCTTCTGCTACCTTAGGAAGGGCTGCGTACGCTGCGCCTTTTGTAATGGCTCCTGCTATGTCTCCAGTGCCTGCTTGTTCGGCTAAACCTGAGACTAGAGGTCCTACTAACGGAACAGAACCAGCTACAGTGTGTGCAACCGATTCAGGACCTGTTGGTGCTGTACGTGCCTTCGCCATCTCCGCAGCTTGTGGGTCGTACAGCATGCGCTTCCCTGCGAGTGCGGCTCTACCGACTAGACTTTCTCGGCCTGTGACAGGCGAAGTAATGGCTAGCTTTTGCTCTTCTGCAGTTGGTGCATCGGTGAATGCATGGTATGCTTGGCGTGCCATGTTTGGTGCCAAGGTTCCAAGTTCGCCAACAGCACCCATAACACGGCGTGGTGTACCTGACCCAGATGCTGCTATGCCTTTCAAATAAGCATCACCAGCCAATTCCCCAGGTACAACAGTTTGGCGTTGCACCGTAGGGGTAATCTGCTCCGTGGTCGTCTTGGCTTCCGCCGATGGAGGCGTGGCCAAGTTCTTGTAGTATGCGTTCGCAGTGTCCAAAGCCTTCAGTGGGTGCGCTATCATGTTTCCAATTGCACCCATCATTGTAGTTGGTTGCACAGGCTGTGCTTTAGGTGCAGCGCCAGGAGGAACAGCCGCCTTAGACGGATGCAGAGCAGGACCTACTACGGCCCCTTCTGGCAAACCATTGGCTTGCGTCTTAGGTTGTGACGCTGCCTTAGGCTTAGATTGCAGAGCAGGACCAATGACAGCACCCTCTGGTAATCCGTTGTTGGTTGGAGCACCATGCTGAACTGCATCGGGATGATCTGTGGCCCCACTTCCTAGTGGGACAGGAATTTCATCGTCTTGTTGTGCCATGGTACTCCTTCTGGTTTATTGTGCTACTGGTACGTATTGTCCGTTTACCATATGTCCAATTATTGTTTTGTCTGTAGCACTTTTGAACACTGGATTGGTTGCGCCTGCTGGTGGTTCAGGTATAGCCTGTGCCTTGGACTTCTCAGGTGTAGCCTTTGCTCCACCTTCGGGTTTCTGTACAGGTGTTTGTGCGCCTTGTCTGATGGTTTCGTCAACACTTTGAGTGTTGATTTTGTGTTCCACTGACTCGGCTGCATCCATGCGGTCTAGCATGTGGCCCACTTCGGTACGGTACTCGTCGGGAATCTTCCCCTCCAAGAACTGGTCCGCGTGCGCTTCAATCCACCGTCCAAACGATCCGCTAGATGGAACGAACTTGTCTAACTCCTGCTTGTTAACACGCTTCACACCCTCAGCCGATGTGATGGCTAACAGTGTGGTGATGGGGACAATCTGGTTTGCAAACTGTTCATCCGTAGCATTCAGGGCATCCCGCGCCGCAGTGAATTGTGCATTCACCTTAGCGTCACGTGCATTCTCTGTGTTCTGAAGTTCGTCAGCCTTTTCCCCTCTAGTGTTGGCATCAGCGTTTTGCTGCACCAAGAGTTCCCTAGCGGTTGTAAGGTTGTCGTTGAACTTAGCTTTCTGCTCAGAGAACGGCAATGCCGCCTGCTGTGTAGCAGTTGTGTCTGACGCTTTGATCGCGGTTCTGGCGTTCTCACGGTTGGCAGGATTGTCTGGAAGACCACGTGATTCTAGGTAATCCTTAACTCTGCGCTCTTGTTCGTTGGGCGCTTTGTTTCCAGCCTTCATCTGTAGGTAGTTTTCCTCTGCTTGCTGTCTGGTGTAGTGCTTGCCTGATGTTGGATCAATGCCACGCATTTGGTCTTGGATGTACAGTTCCTCAGTTCCCTTACCTGTGCCTTGCGAAGCAACGTTAGCTTCCTGCGCAGTGTATGGGACATTGGTGTCAGGGTTGATACGCGGTTGACCATTGTTGCCTGTCAACAAATCATGGTAGGTCTGTTCTTGCGTAGTTTTTCCTACCGTTGCTTTGTCAGTATCGGCTTTGGCTTCCTCGGCTGCACGTGCTGTTTCCAATGCAGTGTCTTTACCCACTTGCGCCTGGGCGTTTGCTCCTTGCTGCATTTTGTTAAGATCGGTCCCTGGTATAAGTTCCATGGTTTTCGGGGCCAAAACGTCGCCAGCGATGTTTCCTATCTTCGCCCCAATGTGCGCCATCTTTCCAAGGAAGCCTGGGTGGTTGCCTTCGCTACCCCAAGGGTTCTTGTGTTGGAAGTTCTGCTTGGCCAACGCTAAACGGTCAGCCGTCTCTTTACCCTCAGGCGTAGCCGTGTCGAGCGCGGCTTGGATTTGCGTATCGTACGCTGCTAGTTTTGCTTTGTACTCATCCTGTGGCAACTGTTTTGCAGGAATCATCTGACCCTGTGGTACAGCCTTGCCTGGGCCTCCGTACGTCGGCGTTGCCATCGTAGGTGCCGCCTGTGCGGTCATCTGCGGCATGCCTGGGCTAGTAGGCTTCACCTGTGGTGCTGGCTCCGCTGCTGGCACTGGCATACGTGACGGTTGCTTGACTTCGGCTGGTGCAGCCGCAGTCATCTGTGGCATACCGACACGGGCTATAGGTTGGGTTACACTTTGGTCTGAAGCGGCTTTACCAGGGACTACCATGTTTGCCTGGGTTTGTAGTTCATGCGCCTTGACCGTGGCGAGTTGCTCAGGCGTAAGAGCTACGTCTCCACCTTCGTCATACGTACGCAACGCCTGAGGTATAGGACGTGCTGGTATGGGAGGAAGATAGTCTGCGTGTGCCATGCCTTGCCCCAACTCTTGGGTGCTTAGTTTGCTAGAATCCTCTGCCATAGTTGGTGCAGGTTTGAACTTGTAATCCTTAGAAAGGTCTACTCCCTCGTCACCTACAGAATAAGACCCTTTAGGCACAGGTATTTCTTGCCCAGGACGCCCTGTATCTACATTGTTTACGACAGGGTATCTACCACCCTGAAAATCTACAGAGGGCCGTGGTGCCTCGGGTGTCATAGTAGGCACATACGAGTATCGACTTGGTGATACCATGCCTGTACGGAAATGTTCAGAAAGGTCCACTGTTCCCGGTGCAGCTTTTACATCGCCGCCATTGTCAAACACCTTCGGCTCACCTTCCATAGCTGGGAGATGCTTAGGCTGCGCTGATAATTGGTTCTCGTGAATTTTTGCTAGCCCTAGCGGTACCAATCCCGGTATGCCTTGGCCCATTGCCTTCTGCTTATCCACCTCGATTGCCTTGCGCTCGGCTTCAGTGCCTTTTACTTCAGGCTCCTCGGGCGGCTGTTCACCTTGGCCGTACTCATTGGCGGCTGCTTGGGCGACGTGCGGGTCTGGTGCTGCAGGTTTCTGCTTTGCATTGACATCCACGCCGGGGGTGTTGCTGATGTCTCCTTGTGGAGTCTCCAACGGTGCGTTCTGCGTACTCATCTGTGCACTGGGGTCAATCGGGTCTACCTCAGGTTGTATATCCGTATCCGCTACGGGCTGTACGTTGTCGGGGTTAGCCATGACACGTCCTGGGAAGTCTGCTGGTGCACCTGCGGCTGCGGGTGGTGCCATTTGTACAGCGGCCTGCTGGCCTGCGCGGTATGCATCGGCTTCCTTAGGATTCAATACCTTCTCGCCGTGCTTCAGTATGGCAAGTTGGTGTTGGCCGTCGTTGACATCCACGGGTCCACCCTTGTCATACGTTGGTAACGGCGCAGAAGGTGTAATCGTAGGCGTGACATCGTGACTGTCACGCATCGTCTTGCCGCCTACGGGTAGCGTAGTCGGCGCGTTGCCGCTCACACCACCTGTTGCCTTCTTCTCTGGGGCCTTGCCACCGATGGGTAGCTTGGTTGGTGCATTGCCGCTCACTCCGTTTAATGCTACGTCTCCACCTGTGTCATACCCAGGTATCACAGCATTCTGCGGGGCCACGGGTGCATTTGGGTATAATTGGGCGTTGGTAGGCTGCATGTACTGCGGAGCCGTTGCGTTGTCCGCTGGACGCTTCATGTCTGCAATGCCTTGGCCTAACTTGGCCATGCCGCTAAAGTCCGCTGCGGCTGGCGCAGCCGTGCCTTGATTCACTGGTGCTGTAACTTCGTCAGGACTGTCCAGCAAACTTTGTACGGTAGCGTCACCTTGCGCTGATGCTTTGCGTCCAGCGTCGATTCCTACATCGCCGCCCTCGTCATACATCATTGGCGACATAACCCTCACATCGCCACCACAGTCGTACGCGGGGATGACATTGCCTTCGGAGTCAAGACGCTTCTCTCCTGGCCTGTCGCCATACTTGGCGTGGGGGTGTAGCATCTCTGCACCACCTATACGTGCTGGTGGTGTAACAGGTGGCTTCGTTGCATCTGCTACGTTCTGTGCGTTTGCGCGTAAGCCTTGTATTTCATCTTTGTGCACAGGAAGGGCTTTTAGTCCTTGTACGTACTTGCTGGCAGTTGAGCCAAGGCGTTGCATTACTGTAGGGCTACCCATGAGTTGTTCTCCTGTGCTTTCTTTCTGTCTTTATAGGCTTTACAATATATCCTATGAAGTATTCTTTTCTCTTCTGCGGTTGTTCGCCTTGCGTCTGTCTTTGCTTTTACTTCGGGTCGCGCCATAGCCAATTTTGTAGCCTCGGAAATCCTGTGCTTACGTTCTTCTGGTACAGAATAGTTTCCTTTTGCTATGCGGACAGCGACACGTTTGGCAATATGCTCTTTGGATTGCTTTGTTCCTTTGCTCAATCCAGTTTTTCCTTTGTTCCAAGGGACGCGACCAACATTAACTGTGTTGCCTTCACTATTTCTGTTGCCTTTCAACGCTGTGCTCAGGTGTTGGCGATGCTCTTCTGTGAATAGTTTTCCGTTGTTGTGACCTGACACACCTTCCCCACCGTCCGTGAGATTCCTAAGGCAACCTGTGCCCAAGTCCTTACGCCCATAGTACCAAATCAGGGCAATCTCTGTCTCGAACGCATCTGTTTCATCTTTGGCGATGTAGAAAACCATTCTACCCATCGGAGGAGGATTATGACGGTGCCCAGTCTTTTCGTATGCACGATTGCCTTTGCCTTTTCCTACATAGTAGGGCGTGCCATCTTCGCGTAGCCACACGTATGTATAGAACATAATTATCCTCCTATCTTTAGGATAGCAAATTTTCAGACGAATGTCAAGCCTTAACTGTTAATGCCGGTCATGAGACTTCCGGTCCCACCCGCAGCTTGTCCTACGGTTCCCACCATCTTTTCAAGGTCTCCGAACACACCTGGGCCTTGCATGCCTGCGAGTGAGTTTAAGTCAGAACCCTGCTGACGCATCGCACCCAACTGTGCGCCTACGTTGGTGCCGTACAAGCCCTGCATTCCGGCTGCGCCTTGTTGATTCAATTTCTTCGCGCCTTCTACATCTTGGGCTGCGATGCCTTCCGAGGCACCTGCTTCGGCCTTACTTCGGTCGCGTGCCATCTCGTCTAGCGACTTACCTACGCCAGTGGCGTTACCTGTGCGTGCGGCATTGGCTTGCAGCATTCCACCCGTGGCACCCGTGGCACCACCCGCGCCAGCCTCGGCAGCGGTTAGCAACTCATTGGTTTGACCTGGGGTATAGCCATGCGTGGCTTTCATCTCTTGGCTGAAGAACGGGTTCAGTTGCCCACCCTCTTGTGCTGCGTTAGCACCAGCGGTCCCAGCAACCTGCCCTGCTTGGTTGGCCGCGCCTTGTACTTGCCCTGAGATAGGGTTCGCACCGAGACCCAACCAGCCATCTTCGTTAGCCCACAGGTGCTTGATAAACTGCGTTATAAATAGCTTCATTGTCTCTCCTAGAACCGCTTCGCTAATCTCTTGGGCTGTGTGGTGGGCCGTCTTAAAACCGTACCCAAACCTAATCCGCCTTGTTGTCCCTGTGGACTTGCCGTGCCTGAACCTGTAGAGGGAAGCAACGTCATTGCGCTCATGCCTGTCATCTGAATTTGAGTTGGTGCGCCAAGGTTTCCCAACACGGTTGGATCACATGCGTCCGAACCTGGGTACTGCGCTTGGCTGCGCAAGTAGTACGTTTGCTTCGTCACTCCGTCGTCCATATATGTAGGAAGTGTTGTGAAGCCTGTACGAGATGCGTCGTGAAAAAATTGATGTGGCTGAGTGAAACCAACGTTGGTGTCTATTTCTGTGATGTACTTTATGCCTTTGTTGAGGGCTTGGTTGTGTGTCAAGGTCCAATGCAAAATTTCAGAAGATGCCGTGAGTACGTTATTAACCTGCGTTCCCTTAACTGAAATGCTGTCGATCTTTGGAGGTGGAGTCGTCTTGCCCACGGCTGCTACCCCAACGTTAGCTGCCAAGTTGTTTATGGCATCCGCTACGCGGCTACAGAACGAACCCAGGTAATTGTCCTTCTGTGTAAGGTAGTTTATTTCACGTCCACCTTGGAACTTTTGGTTGAGACCCTGTGCCATGCTGTGACTCCTTAAAAATTGTGGGGAACGTGACTAGCGTTCCCCGTTTTGTTACGACACTATACCGTTGTTCATCCCGCCTGTCGGGTTGAGCGAAGACCATGCATCGGCCTTGCCAGACATCGGCTTTGCCGGTTACAACGTTTTGTCCAAGTGGAACCAAGACCCAACCGCGTTGGTAGAGAATTCCAAGAACGCTCTTTGTGCTTTCACATTGATCGGTCTGAAAAAGTCGTCCATCGCAGGGCTTACAAGGTTTACACCCACTGGAACACTGTACGGATACACTGGATCAAGAACGTTAGGTAGAATCCTAACACCCAATGTTCCAGCACCTTCGACTGTGCCTTGCAGTATAGTGTATCTCTTCGTGTGCATACCGAAGATTGGCTGCGTGGCAGCTTTCACCGCGTTCACGTGTCCGTACGTTGTGTACAGACCGTTGATAGCCTTGCCGTCATCTGAATACTGGGTAGTCTCCAACTGATAAATCTTGGACGACGCAATCCCGTTGCAGATGTACAGCGGCTGATCAACACCGTTTTGCTGGGTGATGAGTGCCATGTACGGCGTTGGTATTTGCCAAATGGTCCACTTACGCTTCATATCCATTGCGGCCAACGAACCGAACATCGTGACGTGGATACCAGGGCCAGCGAACAACTCTTGTGCTGTGTCTAGTCCTTGGTAGTTACACATCAGTATGACGTTTGGTGTGGTCGGTGATGGGTTATATGCAGCGTCTGGCAGCCATTGAACAGTAGCCGTAGGAACGCCCTCTGGACTCGTGCCTGTGGGCAATGGTATTGCGCAGTAGAATCGCTTGTTAGCGACATCGTTACGCAGCACAATGCTGTAGGCCGCATCCCAGTTGATGCAGTTCCATAGGTTGAAGATTTCCAACGACAGCTTGATAGGCTGACCGCCATTGAATCCGAAGATTCCCTCGCGGCATGCCGTCATAGCCCACTCTTCACCAGTGTCATACGCATGAATTCCACAGGCTCCAACTTTGTTGGACACCTCTTTCAGTGCCCATCCCCCAGGTTCGGAGTTTGGATTCTGCTCTGTGGAGTACCAGCTATTCAACTTCAGCAAGTACAAAAGATCATGCATAACGAAACCACCGTAGCACGTTTGAGAGTTCTCGGACGTGGTATCGATGATGCCGCCAGTGTCTGAAGCGTCGATAGCTTCGAGGTCATTTGCATAAGACCCATAGACCTGTGGTAGGAGATAAGGTGTGAGCGTTGGAAACACTTCGATTCTGTCGATTAGAACATCCGAACCAATTGCTGTATCTTCCAAGAACACCCGTAGTACAAGTGTAGATGGTACGCTTGTGGTGAATGGCGTTATCAACAGTTCGCTTGTAAATACCTGAACGTTGGTAGTCATTGCCGACAACTCAAATTGAGTGTGCGCTGGCGTAGGAAGAAGAGTAAACCCATTCAACGCTGACCAGTTCACAAGGTCAATAGTCAAATGCCCCACGGCGTTACCCGAAGGATTACTCACTGCCACACGTACCGAATACGTAGTGTTCGGTTCAATGATAGCCACTTGGTATTGATCTTGGTATGCCGTCTGCCAAATCATGCCTACAACAGCGGTGATGCCCACTAGGTACGTGTTCTTAATGTACAGAGCATCCCCTGTTACAGGGCTGACTACCAGTGTTTGATCTGCTGGGTTCAAAACCTGCCACCCAACTCCTGGCACACCCAATGGGTAGCCGAGCGGTAGAAGGTTGGAGAATGTGCCGCCGAGCAAGATTACATCCGACTGCGGTACTCCTTGCGGGTTGTTAGAGAGGTATCCTCCATCGAATGTCAAGTTGTCAAAGTTGGTAACCTTGTTCAGTTGCATTCCGTAGAAATTGCGGCTTGCATACGGTACCACCCACGCAGAGCTTCCAAGTTCAATGAGGTTGAACTGATCAGCCCCTTGAATGTCAATCTCTTCACTATCCAGCAGCACCTCATCAGTGAAAGTAAAGCTAGCCGTTGATGTGATGTTGTCGTGGATAATGGTGGACGTGTATGTCGTGGTTGTATTACCCACGGTAATGATCACGTCTTCAGGGATGATATAGAAGTTTTCCCCCGGCACGCCATTCTGTCCCGCTTCTGTGAACGCAATGGCGCGTGCTATCGTATTCGGTGGACCGATTGGTATGTGCGTGGCAGTGATGTAGTTTGCGTCGGCTGTAGTCGTGAAAATAACGAACGGCGACACAGGACTATAGTAGCCACTCTCCGTGATGAAAAAGCATACGGCTTTTCGTGTCCCAGGTCCGATAGGAATAACAGAGCCGCCTATGATTGTGAGCGTGCCTCCACCCGTGTAGGTCCCATAGATTGGGTCAACGTTTGTCCCTACGTCAGTAGCACCAGGGTCGAATGTGAACATCGTACCAAAGGTTACCGCTTGAGCACCTGATTCAGCCACTTCTCCAAGAGCAATTTGTGCTGGTGAAAAAGGTGTGAATCCTGACACTTGAAAGGTACCGCTGGTACCACCTGTTACTGCCGAGATAACACCTGTGGTGTTCAATGCTCCATTGGCATTGAACGTACCTGTAATCGTTACCTCTTGGCCATTCACAGGGGCCATGGCTGGCACGCTGGTGACATTGTACGTAAACTGTGCGGTTCCTGCCGGTGTTCCTAGAACCTCCGACATGGTTATCGTCATAACCGTAGAGTTCAGTGCTGTGAGAATTGTCCAGTTACCATCCCACCCTACTGGTGTAGCGCCATTGATTTGTACTATGTCGCTAGACTCTAGATCGGGGGCTGGTGTGGCAAGAGTCACAGTTGCCAATGTGAATTGGAATTGTCCGTTGTTGCCAAGCAGAGTTTCCGCGCCAGAAGACAAGTACGTTATCTGGATGTACGGTAGAATTTCTCCGCTTCCTTCTCCAGCCTCATGACTTGTTCCGTGACCTAACAAAAGCCAAGTTCCAACAAGCCCTGTTAATGCCGAAGCAGACGCGATGTAAAGAACGGCCCCATCACCTGCAGCTACGACTTGCGGGTCTTCTGCACTTCCTGCTGTGCCATACCACAGAGTCATTACAGGGCCAATTGCTGGTGAGCCTTTGCCGCCGCCCCACTGTACAGACTGCCCATTAAACTGTATGGGAGTTCCCTGTGTGATGTTGGTTATGGTGTATGTTAACGTAGGCGTTGCTGTTCCAGCACCACCTGATCCCGTCGCTCCTGTAGCCGATGAGAATGTGGTGGTCGTGGGTGCTGGCGTTCCTAGCACTGTGAATGTGAACCCGTTCAAACCTGGATTTCCTGTGCCTGTAACTTTGTACAGAGAACCTACAGCAGGTGGTACAGGGGCTGCTGTGAACGTGAAGGTGACGATGCCATCTACGATGGTGGCTGAGGTGATCGTCAAAACTCCTGTGGCGCTAGCTACGATTGCTTGGAAGCTAGGTGGCGCTCCTGGGCCTTCCTGTGACACCGGCTCAAACATCAGTGCGCCTGTCTCCTGATTAGGGATGACAAGGCGCGGCCTGTCCGTGCCAATTTGCAGATTCGAGAGCATGATGTACTCGTTGCCATCTGCTGTAGCCGATTGCGCGAACGAACCTGGGATGATACCAGTCAATGCCAGAGTTAAAATCCCTGGGTTGCTTGTGACATTCTCCAACCAAATGTTCCCCGATGCATCCAGAGCCAGTGTATTGATCTGCTGGTTATTCTGTATGTACGTCTTGATATAGTTGAAATTGTCCAGACCTGGGGTGATGTACACGACAACGTCGTTATCATTGACGTACGTTACCCCTGACGACGTGGGTGTGTCCCCTACTGCTGTGAAAGACACACCAAAGCCCAAACTGTTAATATCGGAATACGCCCACGAGGTTCCCCACTCATCTAGGGTTCCACCTAAGGAGTAAACGGTCGGCACAGTAGTGAGTACCTGCGTTTTTGGTGTACCTACTGGTGTGCCGTTTTTCAAGAGTTGTACCTGAAGAGACGTTGTACCAGTGCTGCTGTATGCCTGAAAACTCGTTTCGACACCTGTGATGCCTGTGTTAGGGTTCAGAGTGAAATTGAAAGTCTGTGCAAACAAAGCATCGCTATCTTCTTGGTAGTAGTACAGGGTTACCGAAAAATTGTTGATAGCCACTTGAGTGACAACTGGGTTTCCAACTCTAGCCGCCTCCACTGTGACATTGAAATTGGGGCTGGTTATAAACGCAAGAAACTCTGCCGCTGTAAAGCCCCACAAGTAGGCGGGACCACCAAGGTAGTACTCAGTCCTAGTCAATGTTAAATTTTGAGTTTGAGTAGTGCCACCATTCACACCAGCATTGGCTAAACCGATGACGATCTGGGCGGTAGTGCTACTCCCTGCTACATCGGCATAAGCATCGAATGCCACGGTCATGCCAACTACGTTCGTCACTGTAGGGATGGTGAAGTATCCATACGCTGCAATGATGTTGGCCCCGTTGTACCCTATACTGGCGTTGTTTGCAGGACCACCGTTGTACGTCAAGTACTGTGGATTGCTCCATCCAATAGTTTGTATGGAAGTCACAGCCATAGTTTGTGGCATGAACCCTAAAGTCACAGAGGCATATGACGTGTCACCAAGTATTCCCTCTATGTTGTTCCAAGGGGTATTTGCAGAGTCAACATCGTTTGCAACTGTGGGAGGGTTTGGTCCTACGAAAATACCTACGGTAGAGGTTCCGGTGCCGCTCTGCATCGTGTATGTACCAGCGAATCCCGCAGGCACAGTTACGTACGCTGTGAATGTCGTAGGAGTAACGCTTAGGACGTACACCGTTTGTCCATTGAGGAAGGACGCTTGAAGGGTAAAACCCGACAACACAAAACCTTCATTTACTACTGGCACGGAATTGCTAGTGTATGTGAACGTGCCTAATCCTCCGCTGCCTATGATAACCTTGGTTATGTTCACAAGATTTGCATAGGAGTATACTGGGGCCAACCCAGGTCTCGTGAAAACAGAGCCAACGATGAACAATTGTGTTTCGACTGATTCGTTTCCAATCAATCTCTGCGTGTTACCATGCAGTTCAGACTATATCATCATCCTTTCGGATGCAGAGTGCTTCGGAGTCACTGACTCCTACTCCCTTTCGGGATAGTCGTTGCACCTTCCACTTTAGTGGCTCGGCTCAGGATTGACCCAATGGGTGTTTCCCTGAATTCTCTCTGTTATCATTCAAGCATTTCTACTTGAGGGGACTATATCGTTAATCCACATCCCAATTTCTGGGACTCGAACCCTCTGGCAAGTCTTGGGGGGAAGCGAAGGTTATCAACCCACCCATAGTATCGAGACTCGCGGTCCCGAGTTGTTCCAACGAGTGGCCTATATAGCTACCCTGCCTTCCCTAATCTCACGTAAAAATTTTCTATGTTCTCTTCGTATTTTATTTCGTTTGTCTTTATTTATCACATTGCTCTCGGCTGAGTTTTTATCTTTGCAAGCCCTGCAAGACCGCGTAGTTCCATTTGGATGAATGTATGTATTCTCTGCGGTCCACTCATGTCCGTGGTCACAGTGCGTACTGTACGTCTTTTTAGCGTTGGTATTTCCTTTGTTCGCTATGCTACGCCGCAAATTCTCTTCAGCAGGCATCATACGGCCTTTGGTATAAGCATTGCCCTTCATTCTCTCGGACAACTTTATCCTGTTCTGAGGATTTGCTTCCCAAAATACGTGGCTTCTTTTACTGAATTTAGCCAATGTCTCGGGTGTATGCTTAGTTCCCTTAGGTGCGCCCATGCGTTCCCTAATCTCTTTGGAGGGCTTCCACCCTAAGTTGCCCTCTCCTCCTGCCGTCAGGTTATATCCATAGGGACGCCTAGTTTTTAGCAGTTCGATATAGAAAATCTCTACGAAGTCCATCTCTTCCTTCGACCCACAAACGTGTAGAGGTTCCACAGTAAACTGCTCAGGTCCGTGTGCCTTTATTGTGTGTGCAAGGTAACTTCCCTTGCCACGCAAAGCCACGGACACATGGCTGCCCCAACGCCGTTCCAGAGTACGTACGGTCTGCCCGACGTACTGCATACCGTTGTTTTTGTTTGTTATCAAGTAAACTTGCATTGTTGTGCCCCCTTTCAAGGCGCTCTAAATGTGTGCCCCGGTTCTCACGGGGCTTCTCGGTTAGTGCCGAGTCTATGTCGTCGTTATGCTTGTTCCGAGGACCCTGCCTTGCGGCATTGAACAGGGCTGACTACAAAGGTTACGCCAGCGACTTCCCCAACATTGCCGGGGGTCTCCACGGTTAGTGTTACGCGATCCCCAGAGCCACCGAAGCCGTTGGGTACGGGGGCGAAGGAGATTACCTTGCAGCGCACATTGACGTACGTTCCAACTGCGAACGGTGCGCCGAAGATGTCACGCTCTTGTGGTGTTTGAAAAATCCTACTGGTGCTGTAGACATGTTGTCTCCTTATCCTACCACCGTTGTGCGATTGACCCATGCCTCGAACAGAAGCACGTCGGCCAAAATACCCAACGGAAGTGTTTGGCCAGCCGCGAATTCCACTCCGTTGAAAAAGATTTGGAGCGAATCGTTGGATGGATTGTAGTGGTATGTGATACCTGCTGTGGTTGTGTTCAGCGGTTCCTCACCGTACACGTCGCACTTCAAGAACGCATTGACATCTACCGTGCGTACATCCAAGAATGGGAACAGCCCAAACGGAATGCCGCCCACGGTGTAACCACCAGGGGTCAATATGACTAATCCCCAAGCACGAATGACCTTCCCGGTAATATCTGGGAAGCATAGTTCGATCAGGGTAGATGTTGCTGCGCCTGAAGAGAATGTAACGGGGAATGGAACTACAGGACCCAGTACAGGGGCAGGAGTCGTGATGGCGTTGTCAAGCAGCGTTACCGCGCCTGTCAATCCAATGGCTCGTCCTGTGAGTTGTGCTCCAGTGCCTAGTGATACCGAGGACTGTGCAACCACGTCTCCGACCATGATAGCCGAGGAATTGATTGTGGCCGAAGCGCCGACTGCCCAGAATACGTTCTGTGCAATTGCGCCGTTGAGCAGGATGACAGAGGCACCAACGTTGATGGTAAGAGCAGACCCTACTTGGAAAATGAACTGCGCGTTCGGGTTACCTTGCGCGTTCAAGACTACTGTCTGACCTACGGCTAGATCAAGGCCGCTCAACGCTGTGTACGTGCCGGGGAGAAGTGTCTGCCCAGCCAGTTCCGAGACGATTGCCCCAGGTGGCAGTGTTGAGTAGTACGTGTATGCTGATCTTGCGTCGATCTCTGCTTGGTTTGCTACCTGCGTAGTGATTTGCTCCGTGTATGGAGGAACCACAATCCCTGGCGGAAATCCTATGACGGAAGTTCCTGGGTAAAGACCAAGGTTCGCTCCATTGATGACGGTAGCGCCAGAGTTGGTAACGGTAGAACTGCCAAGGACGGCAAAGTTTGCTGCCGATAATAGCTGTGCATCCGGTGTTGTTAGTAAAGGCATGGTTGCTCCTTATCCTAGTACCGTGGTGCGATTCCACACTGCCAAGCATAGAACGATGTCGCTCAGTACTTGAACTGGAATTGCTGCGCCACTGGCCAACTCAAGTCCGGTGGTTGTATTGACGATTTGAAGAACGTCACCGACTGGGCTGTAGTGGTACGTGTAGCCACCTACCGTAGAAGTGATGACATCTTCGCCCCACACTGATGCCCTCAGGAAACCATTGAAGTCTACCGTGCGACTATCGGCATAGGCCAAGAGGCCCATCAGGAGTCCACCCGTGGTGTAAGTCCCTGGTGTGAAGTTGACCTGAAGCCATGCTTGGATGGTCTTACCCGTGATGTCAGGAAAACAAATCTCTGACAATGTGATTGCTGCTGTAACGCTTGAAACTGGCATTGTTAATCCTTTTCCCCGCCTCGGCCTCGTGGCCTATCGGATACGTCGTCGTTTGTGTTGCAATTGCCGAGTCATGCTCGACAAAACTTGGTTATGGAAGTGGTAGTACTGAATAGTTCAACGTAATTGTGAGCGTTCCATTTCCAGCGCCTAGCGCGTTAGGCGCTGTAAAAACGACTGCAGCATTGTTGCAGGTCGTATATGGCACTAGACCCTCTCCACAAATGAAAATAAATGTAGCACTCGCAGTAGCCTTGATAATCCCGCTTGCCGTCGCTGCCCAGTCATACAACATAATCAGGTTCGTTGGGTTGACTTCTGGTGGTGGGCCGTAGAGTAAATAGCAGTCGTTGCCAACTGCAGGGGACGTATAAGCGGTACCGCCGAAGTGGTACTGCATATATCCGTAGCTTGGTGCAATGTAGAACCCTGCCCCTGGTGCTGGGATTATGGTGATGGGTGTGGTACTCAATGCAAGCAACTGAGCCGATGTCAAGGTCACTGAGGCTTGTTTGAACACAGCAGTGGCGGCACCCAACGGATCGTAGTTGGCTGCGTAGTCGGCTGCTTGTGCGACTACGGCTCCCGTGCGCCCGAATACGGAACTGACGGCCCCTCCACCAGAGGCTGCTGTGGTTTGCACAGTGTTGTCGGGAAATGTTATTCCGTTCAGCGTTTCTAGAGGTATCTGTTGATTTCCATGGGATGTGGTTCCAATCCACAACTGATTGACTGTGTAGTCGAAGAACATTTCACCCTGTAGAAGTGGTGGTATAGGTAATGCCATGGTGTCTCCTTAGTCGTGAATTGCGGTGAACTGGGCCGTGACATCATGTGTCACACCATCTGCGTTGCATACCACAAAGTTGATTCCTGCACCAGCAGGTTGCAACTGAATCATACCGATGCAACAGATGGCAGTCGCTGCGCCGTCGCTCGGTGTCTCAGCCACGACTACTGAGCCAACCACTGTGTAATTGTTGTTTGCGAATGGTGTAATCCACGGCAATGAAATGATAGAACTAGGGGTTGCCGAGGCAATGACACCCACATGGACTCGTGCCGTCTGCACTTTGGAAAGAGATAGGTAGTCGGCTGCATAGTCGGATGCCTGTGCGACTACGGCTCCCGTACGTCCGAACACAGAACTTACGGCTCCGCCACCCGTAGCTGCTGTGGTTTGTACCGTAGCATCTGGGAATAGTATGCCGCTCAATGTGCTGAGAGGAATTTGCTGATTTCCGTTTGAAAGAGTGCCTATCCACAGCACGTTTACCGTGTAGTCGAAGAACATCTCACTAGGGAGAAGTATTGGTATTGGTAGTGGCATAGTTCTCCTTTAGACTTGGCTGAAAATAACCAGAGGATGGTACGTAACGTCCGACTCGGCTAGATTAAGAATGGTTCCTAGAGATAAAGGCAGTGCTCCACCTGAAAGAGGAGTCGATGCCAATACATGGCGTGGTACTCCAGTAAAAGCGTAGTAAGCTGCGATGTTATTCTGGTTAATCGCCAAAAATGTTGGCGTCACCGATGTGCAGGAGAATGCGTAGTAGTACCATCCTGGCTGCATCAAAATGTTTAGGGAAGTATTGGATGCTACTACTGTAACGGCAGAACCCGACACAGGCATTGGGCCAGAGTCCATAATCAGAGTTCCAAGTTGACTGTAAATTCCAACGTTAACAGTTTGCCCAGCCACACCTACGCCAACATACAAGGAAATTTTGTTGACTAAAACTGCGCTTGCCAAGTAAAACAAATGGGCATTGACATGGTTGGCAGTCGTAACACACGGTTCGTATGCTACGGCACAAATTGCAGGCTGCTGATGCCCCGTGCTGTTAAAGAACCCGAACGCGGCCAACGGCTCACTGCCGTGGTCTTGGTCAAGGAGTAGTAAATCTTGTGCTGATACACAGTTCATCCCGTCCATACGCAGCAAAGTGTTCGGCGTGTCGGTGGTGCCTGGATACACCGGGGTAGGAGATGTCTCTGGCAACTGGGGATTACCTAGTCGAAACTGCGTGTCTGCGTTCTGTGAGTTAAGTGCTGGCAATGGGCCGTTAGCGTATCCTTCCGCTTCCGCCTGTGATTTCTGTAATTGTGCTGGTGTTAAAAACGGTAAGGCCATGGTGTGCTCCTTAAAATGTTCTCTTCTTCGGCATAGCCCCGTTGGGTTTCCACCATCGAAGCTGTAGTGCTTGGTCTCGTCGGCGTTGCTTGAACGCTTGAAGTCTTGGGTCCTTATAGGACTCCTCGGTCATTAACTTCTGAGCCATCTCTGCATAGTGCTCTGCGGCGGCTACCTTGCGGTCCTCTATGGCCTGCAAGTTATGTGCCCTGTTCTGGTCTTCTATTAGACTCATCGAGTCTCCTGAAATACTTTGTGGAATTCTCTCAGAATAACCTCTGGTCCAGTGTCGTGCCAACCCGTCCAGTTGAGGTAGATGCAGTAGGCAAAAGCCTCGGGTCCGGCTGGCTTAGGTTGCATACGCGGTCTAGGTGGTGGCGCACGCAGTGCACGCGGGGGAGGCTTCGGTACCTCTCCCTGGTACAAATAGTATCTGTTGTCTGAGTGCAAGAAGATATTGCTGTAGTGCAGTACTGTGCTCACCCACGCTTCGTCATTTCCGTGTACGTGGGTATTGATGCTCCCAGGTCGGCCTGGAAGAGGGTTGTCGATTACCAACTTCATAGCCCTGCGAGAGAGCCAATAACAGAAGCCCCACGGGGTCCTTATCTCTCCCGGCTTACACCCTGGGTCCTGCCATCCCGTAAAATCTGCTTGTTCAAAACCGGACGCCAACAATGCGGCAGGTTTAATGACCACATCATCGTCACACTTCAGGACAAAGTCATACTCGCGCTCGTACGCCCAGCGCAGAATACTCTGCACCTTATCTGGTAAGCCTAGGTAGGCGTCGTCGCAGTCCAGAAATACCTCGTCCGGTCCAGGCTCCCGTGTCGCCCCTCGGCCAAAGAAGAACTTTATGTCCGCTCTGTCCCTTGGCACCAGGGGCATCCATGTGCTTCTAATTGCGTTGGAAAATTCGGGACGCTTGTGACACGTGACTATTGCTAGCAATATTTTCGACATGTGGTCTCCTGAGTCTTCGTGGCTGTTCTGGCACATGTTGTTGGGCCTTGTATTGTGAAAGGTTGAACCCAGAGTTGCGATACTTGTACTCGAAGATTTCCTTCATGTCCCAATCACGGTCATATCCGTGGACAATGCAGAACGGTTTGTTGCCTGGGCTTGGTACACACTCTATACCTTGTAATGGCCCAGTCGAAGCTGGTATAAGACGTAGCGGTCGGCTTTGTCCCCACACTGGATTGAATTCTATACTGTTGTTTCCTGCATTGTGCCCCGTACCTGGGTGCAGTAATCCTGTGTTAGGGTCAAACACTGGTGGTGCATCCTTCAAGAATGGGCTGCACGGTACGCGCCACGGTGACCACATAGGATGAAGACACGCGGCAAAACTGTCGGACCACCGAGGTATGCGAAGCACCTCTTTGAAGGGAGTCTGCCGCATGACGTAGTTGATCCAAATCTGGCACGGGGGGTGCCCACCTGTGTACGTGGAGCAGCCTAGGTGAACCTGATGGAATACTTCGGCCATGACTTCCGATGTACCTGCCCAAGTGCCGCCGTTGATAACCTCTTCATTCTTCAGTTCTTGGTATTTCTCTTCTCCGAGGATTGACTGTGCCCACAGTTTGTTAGTCTCTTCGCATTGAATGACAACACACTCCGTAGATGCTATGAGTTTGGCATCACCTATGTTCTGTTCCATCCACGTGCTTGGGTTGGATTGCAGGACTAGGTCCTTTACGTCTAGCCAAAAGATGTAGCGAAACTCTTGGTGACGGTCTCGCAGGTATTCCCAGCATACGCGCATACGAGCATGGAAAAATGCCTCCCTAGGGCTGGGCAAATCAACCAATTCGAAACCAGCGTTTGAGAGTGCGACTCGTGTGGTGGGATGAATATCCCAGTTTAGCATTACCTTGCGGCCTGTGAAGCCACTACGTTTGATGCTCTCGATATATGACTCTAAGCCCCCTGGCCTAGTTCTCTCCCACTGCGTTCCCAAAACTCCTAGGATAACATCCTGAGTCGCGTCCATTTAGTTCTCCAGTTTGAAATAGTCTGCGTACTCGGTCACGTATTCAGCTAGGCATTCTTGCCACGGACGCATTACATTCAAACCACGTGCATCCAGTCTTCGAGTCAATAGTTTCTCACTGGCTGGCCGTGGAGCAAAGTACTCTTCCGCAAAGAATGAAGAAGGCACCACGTTGATCTTTATCTTGTCTTGCAAACCTAGAAGATGAACAAGTTCTACCGCTACGTCATACCGTGTAGCCGAACCCTTGCACACCGCGTTGAATATGCCATAGGACCGCGTAGTGATTAGCTTGTCAATTTGCAATGTGAAATCCTTGGTATATGTAGGGGTTCCTTGCTTGTCGGTCACCACGTTCAACTCAGTGGCTCCGGCTTTCAACTGCTTCATCACTTTGCCAATAAACTTCTTGTCCTTGGGTCCGCTTCCCATTTGCCAGCCACACCGTAGAATAATGTGTTGTGGCACTGTCTGGGCTGCTAGTTCTCCCCAGTACTTGGTCTTGGCGTACACGCACAGCGGGTTCGGTTTGTCCCAATCCGTGTAATGTTCTTTCTTACCGTCGAAGATTCCTGCTGTGCTAATGTAGACGTAAGGTATGCCGAACTTTGAGGCCAGCATCGCGCAGTTGTTAGAGCCGCCAGCGTTAGTATCAATGGCATTCTTAGTGTAGCTCTCGCACTCTTCTAGGCTGGTCATAGCAGCAAGATTCATGATGATGTCTGGTTTGAATTCACTGCAAGTGTAGTGCATACCGTGGAAGTCGCGCACGTCTTGGTACTCCAGCCACTTGTCGAGGAATGGGTCCTCTATGCTTCGTGTGTGGTTGGCTACTAGGTCTGTTGCCAGCACCCTATGGTCTTTCGAGAAGTGTTTGTAGACGGCATCACCGAGCATGCCTCCGCACCCGAGCACATAAATTTTCATAGCTTTCTCCTGAGCCAGCGTGTTGTCCGTGCTTCCAACTGCGGCAGTTTGAAATTCCCTGCGTACGCATTGAACATGTCTGCCGGTGTAGCTTTGGCGTCCCATGCCTTTACACTCGACAGGTGATACGTGAGTGTGTCTGGAGTCAGTATGTCTCCTGGGATGAACTTGTAGCGCGTATCGCCGTGCAGCGCAATTCCTTGCGCCAGCAGTGCACGGGCAGTGTTAACGTCCTCGGCTGGCCCCGGCTCTAACGGGCGGTCCACTACAGCCTGCATAGCCTTACGGGAGAGCCAATATCCGGCCCCGCCTGAGGCAAAGAAGGAATTCTGGCCTCCCACCCAGTCAAACTGACTAAAGTCGCTCTGCAGCAGCGCCTGTGGCCGCACTAGGGTGTCTAGGTCGGCCTTGAAACAGTAGTCATAGCCTTGGGCTAGCGCCCAGCCAAACATAGCCACAACCTTGTGGGTAAGGTCTTGCAGGGTGTCCCCCACGTTCAGGAACACCTTGTCGGCTTCGGGCGCACCAGCGGGGTTGCCGACAAAGAACTTGTAATCGGTCCCTACTGGGATGTCCTTTAGCCACGTTCGTCTCTCCGCTAGTTCAAAGCGGTGCAAAGCGTGGCACGAGGGTACTGCTATGAGTGCCCTCATGCGGGTGGCTCGTTCGGCTTGTCCTTAGCGGCTGGTGAAAAGGAATGGCCTGTGATTGCCCCAAGGATTGTCCCAGTGTACGCCACGTAGCTCATATCCAAGTGATGGAACCACTGCATAACCGAGCCAGCAATGAACATAAAAACGCAAATCGGCAAGTGATAGTCCTTGAAGTTTGACAAAATCTTATCGAAGTTCATTGCTGCTCCTTTTTAGACCCCACCGTTTCCTATTACGAAATACTGAAATGTCACAGTTCCGCTAGTGTGGACGTGTACCGTAAATCCTGTGGTGGAAGTGGTAACCCAGTACGCTCCAACTGCAGTAGTGTCACTCGTCGGGGTAACAACCACGCATGGCGCTGCACCAAACGCTGAGGTGAATGTTACCGATGCCGATGTGCTTGCAGAAATGGTGACTGTACCAACTACATCTACTAAAAGCGCACCAACGTGCCCATCCATAAGGACTGCATATGTATTCAACTGACCTTGTGCATTTATGACAGGCGCATCAAGAAGCAATTGTGAGCTTGCTTCGAGTGTAGTGGTGCCAATGTTGGTGAAAATTATCTGATTGCTTCCTGAACTACTTCCCATACCTATAGAGTTGCTTCCAGTCACGTACAGTGCTATGCTAGACCCTGAAGCAGGGACCAAAGTAGTCGTGGCTGGCACTGTAACCGTAGAAGCCAATGTGTTAGCTGTGACTGTGCCGGTACCACTAGAGGAAAGTGTGGCACCTGAGCCAACAAGCATTGCGGCTGTGGTATTAGTTCCACTGGTTATGCCGCTGAATGCATGGCCTGCTGCCGTGATAGCAGCAGCTACAAAGGCGTCTGTTGCAACTAGTGTACTTGTATCACCAGGGTTTTGCGTTGCGGCTGTTGAACCGTTCGGCAGACCGATTGTCCCTCCACCTTCAAAATTGAATTCATTCGGGGAGGTAAATGTGATTGCGTGAGACGTAGAGTTCAACTCTATGGAGTCAAAACCCGATGAATCTGCTAGAGTAACCCCGCCAGAAAGAAGGATATAATCCCCTGTGTTATCTAACAACTTAGTGTTTGCTGGTCCAGTTATAGACAATGTTGAGCCGCTGGTCGGAGCGAACACAGTAGAAGCAGGCATGGTAACGGTAGCGGACAAAGTATTAGCCGTGATTGTACCTGTACCACTCGTGCCAAGCGTTGCTCCAGAGCCTACAACCATAGCTGCAATCGTGTTAGTTCCACTAGTCAATGCAGAGAATGAGTTGCTAAAACTTGGAGGGGTTGTCCATAGTGTGCCGGATACAGTTGATTCCAAAACTTGTCCCGATGTACCTACGGCACCTGTGCTATCTGCTAGGGTTCCAATAAGGTGTACACTTGAGAAAGTCTGTAGAACCGTCCATGAGTTGGCGTGCCCTAATGCCAAACCTGCAACAACTGCACCCGTGGTGGGTGCTATGGTGAGTGTGCCGTCAACGTTACTAACTGATGTGACTGCGCCACCTCCACCTCCACCTGCGGCCCACACTACACCAGAACTGGTAGAAGTCAAAACTTGACCTGCGATACCAGCGTGTCCGTTGTTGTCGTAGATTATACCGCTGAAGGTCGCGTTGCCTAGTACAAGGAGGTTAGGTACTTGTACTGATGCTATTCCAGTGCTGCCGCCGTGTTCAAATGCAAAGATAGATGTCGGATTGGTACCTGGGCCGATTATGGAATAGAAGGCCCACACATCGGGTACCGCAGTAGACCCATTGTAAATCGATCCCATCATAGCGAATGCTGGGGTGGGGTAATTTGCTGTAGCCGTAGCCAAACTGGAATTGACTAGTGATTCGTTCCATTGCTGCGCTATACTATATGTTCGCGTGAACGTGTTCGCGTTGAAAATGAAGTTCACATTGCTCGTAGGGTTGCCGATGCCAGAAAGCACGGGTTGAGCCGAAGTGAACATACCCGTCACTGCGTTGTATGAATTCAGGAACTGGTTTAGTATCGCGGGGTAGTTTAGCGTTGTTCCTGCAATAGTCTGCCAAGACGCGGTGGTAGAAGATGTAGCGACCAGGGCTTGTCCTGCTACTGGTGTGCCTGTGATGGTGACGTTCAAACCGCCGTTGCCTAGGTTTTGATCGGCATACACATTCTGAACCACACCACCAATGGATATGATAACGGTGTATAGTCCTGCCAGCGCGTAGAAATCTGCATGGCCAAAGCCGTCTGTTTGGATCGGCTGTGTAATCGGGCTTGCTCCAAGAGGGTCCGAGTAGATCGAAGCTAGAGGTGCAGGAGGAGTAGTTGTGGTGTTAGTTGTTGGTTGCGTACATACCCAAACCTGCACACCTGCCAGTGCTGGACCTTGGGCAGTCTTCGCCCACAGGTCATATCTAAAGTACGTAGCCATGTTGCTCCTTTATCTCTATTGCCATCCGCAAGCATAGTAGCCGTTGGCGTAATCACCATCGCTGTGTCCGTAGGGAATTCTAATGAAATTCTCGCTCTGCATTCTACGGGTATTGGCGTTTTTCAATTTGAACATTTGATCTTTTGACTCCACAATAAGGTCTGCGAGACCTGGGGAGCCTAGCATTCGTGCGTACATCACAGCCGTCTTATATGCGACTGCATCTTGGCAATCCATGATTGGCACGAAGGTAGAACTGAAGTCTAGGGTTTGGCTGAAGAACTGAGGAAGTTGCGCATAGTAGCGCATACGAATGTCGCGCTGTTCCGTAGCCCCATTGAAATTGAGGTTGTCATTGCGCCATTCCCATTCCTGCAACCAGGGTACCTGTGGACGCGGTGCAAGTCCGAATGTAGCTTGTGTCATGGGTAGGAAAGCGTTGTTGGTTCCTGTCGCACGTTCCCACAAACGTTCGGGGTAAATCATGTCGGCTGGCAAGAGAAGATTGGGCCACTGAATGACCCCGTCGAAATACCCTACGGTAGACAACACTGTCTGCACCGTTGGGTCTGGGCCTCCTACGCCATTGGTAGGCGAGTTTACTGGGGGGAGGCCGAGGATGATAACGTTATCCTTGATCAGCGTTGGCTGGCCCACGTTACGAAGTTCTCTGTAAACATCTCTAATTGCTGAGTTCAAGAACGGCTGGGTCCATGGGGATACCAGCGGGTTGTCCGTGAAGACTTGTCCTTCACCAGGGGTCCCCGTCAAGCCTGCTTGGGAATCGTTCACCAAGCCGCGCACAAGATTCATGATGGTCTCAAGGCTCGTGCTGTATGCCATCGTAGTGTTTACTGTTGGACTCGACATGGTTCTCCTTAAACTAACATAGGGGGAGCGGAGCAATGCGACGTTTGGACTCAGATACAAACGACAGCTATCACTCTCACTCCCCCTAAGATTGTACGACTAAAAACATGCTGACCTATGAAGCCCCAGTTTACAGAGGGACTCAGGACCTCGAAACTTGGCCTCTTTCGGACAGCAAGATCGACTACTGAACTCTACTTCTGCTCGGTTGGTATGGTTGGCTTTGGTGCTACTGGCGCTTGTACCTTTGGAACTCTGGGCGCAAATTGCTCCTCACCTGTAGCTTCGTACGCTTGGGAACGGCTACGTACACCTGCAGCTACTGCCTTCTCCCAACCTTTGATGCCATCAATGCAAACTCCTCCACCCTCTAATGGGTGAAAAGGTGCTCCAACTGTAGCTGGAGTCCCGCAACGAGGACAGTTATCCTTGTGCATTACCTTGGTATGCCAGTTGGTTTCAGTATGGAAATACTCTGCTGCCTGAAAATGCTCGGGGCTGAGAATCTCCGATAGCATCTTTGGATTAGAAGTCTCCACGGTGCGTGCTTGGTCCAAAAGGTATTTGTAACGCTTCTCAAGACGAGCATAAGCTGCCTTGATTTCCTCTTCCGTGGGTGGGTTGTTTAGACTCCAAAAAACTCCCTTAGCTCCCAAATCATTACCCTGTCCTGTAACGTGCTCAATCAAGGCATCCTGATTTATACCTAGGTTATCAGGGTTGATAATGTCCATAACAAATCGTCGGGTATCCATTGCATCAATAGCAATTTCGTTTGAGTCTACATTTCCCTTAGGGGTAAGCAACGGCTGTGGCAATCGAGTCACAAATGCAACTCTTTCATTATCCTTACGTCCGTTGATCTTCATCTCCCGCATAACAGGTGGCCGCGATACCGTGTGATCCTGCTTAGACACGTTATACAAGTAGACAAAATATTCTGGTGCTCGATTCAATAGGTAGCTCTGAGTTGTGAATTGCCAATCAACGTTGTTTGCTTTGCCCATGCTGCTGCTGAGATCGGGGCGAGTGCTCGGTGCTGAACAGGTTGCGTCCATTTTTGAGTCCTTCTGGCGCTGTGCGCCTTCTGAGTTTTTACTGAGTGGGATTTTCTGAGTACGAACTGAGGCCCCTCCCTAGGGTCCTAGCGTTGTTTACCATGCGGTTCCAATTACGATTCATAGCCTCGACTTTTTTGTCGATATGCCAAGTTCTACATCCTTGTCTAGCGTAGGATGATGGCCCTTTGAATGCTAGAGATGCATCGCGCATGGCGTCTTCCACCATTGATAAATCTGCGGCATCTTCTTTTTCTTGCAGTTCTTTCAAAGCTGCTTTAGTTTTTTCCCAACTTATATCGCGGGATTGCTCTATGATGGGAACGACCAAGTCTAGGATTTGAGAATTTAATGGCATCCCTTCGATTTTTAATTGTCCGTTCTGCATGTCACGCCAACACAAATTGTATAGCATGACATACTTTCCGAAATATGGGTACTCACCAATCGTCTGCAGATTAGACTCTTCATCTAGTCCTGCTACGTAAAAACTCTCAGGCGTACCAAAGTTTACCGCAGGTTGCCATTGCAAAAGCATCCAGGAAGGTGTGCCACCCCCCAAAAGCAAATATCTATACCCGCGATAAGAAACTGGTATATTCCAGTGACCACCTGCACGGTATAGACACTCATCTTGTCCCCCTTGACCCCAACGCACGATGTACACAGGGTCTCCATAAGGGTTTTCCCCGCCAATACGTCGGAGTTCTTCGGAGAACCACTCGGGTGCTTGATATTGCTGGTAGGCATCAGTCGGTGACGACATTTGTCGTCTCCTGAGACTTTGCCTCGTTCAGCGCTTGTACTTCTGCGGCTTTCTTCTCTACATAAGCGTCTAGTTCACCTCTGGTAACTCCTAACTTCTCGCACAGGAAGTTTCCGACTAGTGCTTGGGTATCAATCATGCTGAATAACTCAGCATCGTTATTGCCCATCTTGTTGAACGCTTTTTGAAGTTCCCGTCTAGTAGGGTACCCGTCAAGGAAACGGTCATGCGCGGGTGTGATTAGTTCTGAGTCGGACATTTTCTACCTCTCACATCTTGGACTCGCACAATACGTAGTCCATCTGGGTCTTCTATATAATCCAGTTTAACGGCATCGCACAGTTCCCTTACTACTTTTTCAGGAAGGTGCAGGACCTCGCTGTTGTAATCGCCCCAGGTCGCCCAGTCTCCAGGACTAAGAATTTCTTCCATGGGAATTCTTACTCCACCCATAACTACAAATTTACCTGTAGCAAGTACCACGCCCGTGGCTGAGTGTTGCCTATACTTTGCTGCTGTAATCAGTCCAGTTCTAGTGTTTCGGGAACTGCCATCTTCCAGCATCTCTTCTTCGGGGTCATCTGGCACGCGCATCACTAGTACTCTGTCCAAGAGCGGAGTAAATACTCCATATTCCCGCGCCGAGAACTTTGGCTCGGCCTTCTTTACAGGTTCGGAATCGAAGCGTGATCTTCGGTCGATTACCGTTATTCCCTTGGTTAACTCCTGTGGTTCTTCCTCTGCCACATTTTTAAGTTCCACTGTGTCATCAGCTTTACTACCGCCTGTGGAAAACTGAGCAGACTTCATTCCACCTGCCAACTTATCTCCAATCCCTACTGAGTGCATCACTTTTTCTCCTGAGTCTTAATCTTTTCCAGAGGAACTTCTATTACTATAGTCCTCTTTACGGTTCTCTTTCCGGTCGAGTTTAGCCATTTCCATATTGCTTTGAACATTCTGAGTATTGCTCCTGAGTCTGAGTTTTATGCCTCAAAGCCCAGGCCGCAACTGGTAGTAGTGCCTGGGCTGAGGCTTGCCCCCGCTGTAATCTACCAGATTAAACGAGGGAACTTTTTGCATTCTGCGGTTGCTGAGTCAAAAGCGCCCCGGCTAAGGGACGCTTTGGTACTGCTTAGTATCCTACAAGTTTTTCTAAGTTTCTAATTTCTGTGAGTCTGCGTCCACATTCGATACCAAACCGCGCTGCATCGACTAGGACCAACCTTGGGTCGCATTCGTTGTCTTCCAATGCATCTGCCATGTAGTTGAACTCTTCATTGTGAAGAAGTGCCGCCGTACATTCATCATCCTCGGCATCACCCATCTTAGCTTTGAACGCCTCGGTGTACACGTTGCTAATCTGAGCATTGAAAGGGCAGTTACAGGTCTGAGTGCTACGCTTACGCTTTGCAGGTGCTTTGGGTTTCTTTGGCATATTCCTCCAAGTATTGTAGTGCTTTGTCGAGCCACGTTCCTAAAGTAGGAACAATCGTACTCAAAGTGAGGTCCATCTGTTGTAGCCAATTTTCTAAACGTCCTAGGTCAGTGTTGCAATTTTCACATAACAATCCACGGATACATTTGCCGCAAGTTCGCCTGTGAGCCTTATCTGTAGGGCAACATTTGTGGTCATGATCTACCTGAAGGCGTCTTCCGCTCGGCACGTAGTTGCACAGAAAGCAGTGTCCGCCTTGCTCTAATAACGTGCTTTCGTACCATTCCGTTGTGCGTTTAAAGTTTAATACAAGCCATTGATTCAGTTTCTTTTGCAGTACCATTTCTTTGTTTTCTTCTCGGTATCGCTTGGACTGTACTCTTCCGTATGCTTTTAGTTTCTCTTGGTTTTTGTCGTAGTACGCTCGTGTATAAGCGGCGGTCTTTTCTTCTTTGCTCATACCGTCGTACTGTGGTTTTGGATTTCCTTCTAGTCTGCTCATATCGTCTCCTAGGTAGGGGATTGAGTTTGTTGAGTTAGGAAAGCCCTGTTACAGCAGAACTTCCCACTAACTCAAGTATACCACATCTGCAGATGTGATACAAGCAGCAGCACTACAATCTCGATCAAAAAGACCTGTAAGTCCTTTAGAATCTACACAGTAGGAACTGCTGCGTTTTGAACGTACAAACCGGCACGCTCGTTTTGTTACGCGCAATGCGCGGCACAGTCATTTCTGCTGTGCTCATACAGTTTTTATTCCTGTATGCTCGGACTATTGCATCTCTGTTTCCAGAGCCTCATCCAGGCATTTCTGCTGCACTCATACGGTTGTTGTTCCCGTATGCTCGGACTATTGCATCATCCCGTGCGGATGTTTCTTCGCTTAGTCTCTCACGTCCCTTTCGGGTTCCGCCTCGTTGCCATTTCAGGGTTCGAGTCAATCAGAAGAAATTTTACTCGCACATATCGTTTCTACAGTTTATGCGAGGTCAAATAAGACGACCTGCCAGCAGTGCCAATGTCGGGCACTGGTGCAACTACGTTGCCACCACCGAAGTCATACAACTCCAGAGGAGACAACTCACCGATGTACCAGTTCTCCATGACGAGAAGGTCCATGCGGCTTGGTGTTGCTGTCCAAGACTTGTGGTACTTGCGTCCACCGAACGTGTCACGAGAAATACTTCTTCGACATGTCCAAAGTCTTGTCACCCTTGATTTCCTGGGCATTGGCAATCTGAACGTTGTACATCAAGTTCGACTGCGCGAATGCCTGCTCAGGAGGACCGTACCAAATGCCTGACTTGATGCTGTCGGCGTCTGGGCCAAGTGCTCGGCCTAGCAGTACTTCTGCACGCTGTGCGATGCCGGGAGTGATAGCTGCTCCACCCAAGTTAATGGTTGGGGTGCTAAGACGACCAGGGTACGCATTGCGGTTCAACCCACCGATAGTTCCGGTGTTGGAGTTCACGTCCCAAGCCTTGATGCCGAGGATGGAGTTTCCAGACCCGTACGTCGCGCCGTTGACAACGATGTAGTCGGTTGCAACTACGTCCGTTGGCAGTGCGGTGCTGAAGAACAGGGTGTTGCTAGGACCGTCAGAGTAGCTGATGGTAGCTGTGGTAGCTCCACCGACTCTCTGCACTCCAGCAGTGCTGTAGAACTTCACGACCTGTTGGTCGGTGAATGCTACTGCAATGTTGACCGGAGTGATGCTGGCGGTCTGTGCGGCTGGGGTTCCACCAGCGAGAACGATGACTGCCGTGGCAGGAATCTGGTCGATCATGCCCGAACCATCCGAGTTGATCAAGCCTTCAATTCCCTGCATAGCAGCGTCCAGGGAGTTCTTCATTTCCTGGGCCTTACATTATGTTATTCCAAACTTTAAGCAGAAGTAGTAAATCCAAAAGAAAATAAATCACGTGCTATCTTTCGGAACTGAGATATGTCCACTTTTATAGACGCTGTATCTCCACAAGAACCATCAGCTTTAGACTTTGACCGAACAGTAAACTCTACCTCATCATCACTATTCATGGCCAAATTTACAGAAAGGTACGCTGGGTAATTACACCCAGGTGCTGTGTACGCTGTTAAATTGGTTCTCATATCTACTCCTTGCCTCCCCACTCTGGTATAAATACGTGAATGGGTTTGTTTGTAGACTGGGCATTTCTGCCAGCCTCTGCACATCGCTATGCAGATCGGACTATATCATCATCCTCAAGTTGAGGAGTCTCGCGTGTAGTCTCTACGGAGCCTTTATTTAGGGAACACATTTTCTGCCTTAGTTTTTCTTTTTGTTCTACGTCTGGGCCTTCGATGCTGAGGTATTCCAGCGCCAAAATAGCCTGTTCACGTTTTATAACTAAGTGCGGCAACATTCCTAACAGGAGTTCCTTCTTGTTAGTTTTGCCTTTTGGTTCCCACTTGTACTGCGGTTTATATCCAACTTGTGCTTTAGAAGCACTCATGGAGAATCGTCCACCAAAGTTTTTTATTAACCACCGCATAAGCGTTAAACTTGTGTTGGAAATCGCAGCAGACAGAGTGGTGAAGTGGTTTTCCTTGTCTCTAAGAAAAATATACACCGAACCCTCTCCATCAAATAGACCGGCCAGATACGACCATTTATTTTCATTCATAAAGTTTCCTCGGTATTGTCTGTTTACCACTAACTTCAGTATAACAGAGTTTCACCGATATAGCAAGATTGTTGTTGCGTGTTACTTGCCTGCAACAGCCGCTAAAGCTTTTGGGCTAACGGCGAATAGGCCCTTCTGCTTGGAATCAGTGGAAGCCTGCGCTAGCCACGAGATTTCGCAAACGTTGAAGAGGTACACTGGAGCCAGGGCGAACGAAGCCCATTGTGAACCAGATCCACGCAGCATTGAGTCTGCGTTGCCAGTTCCTTGCGAGATTGCTGCACCAGCCTGTACCCGGAAAGGTACGCGGAAGGATGCACGCTGCGTTCCACCAGCGTTGACTGGTTCGACACAGGAATCTTTGTTGCTTCCGCCTTGAACATGGAATATGCCGTGGTCCCGTGGAATACGAGATCAGGAATCTCCTTGGCAAAGGCGTCTAGTTCTACGGCTTCAACAGCCGCTTCTAATAGTGCCATAAAGATGTGGTTCCTTGAAACAAAGTACGCTGTAGACTTTCTGAGTGTCTACCCGTCCGTGCTGAGTCGTTACTTTTCCTTACCACGTCGCACCCGTGTCGAGAATTGGGACCTTCGAGGTCATTCAGGGTTTGATAGTGTTTAGATCGAGGTGATTCTAAAGTGTGCGGGTGGGGTAGATGAGGTTTGTATCATCCCATGCACTTGTAACCCGCTGTGCATCTTGAAATCTCTGCAGTGCCTCGCGGCCCCCTGCAGTGCGGGGTCAGTTTAGTGCTCTATACTGACAACAAGGTTTGTGGATGTTTTCCCTACCCAGTTATGCATTGTCTGCGCTGTGTAGGCACCCACGAAACTACTGCACGCCGAGTTTTATCTTGGCGCGTGTCTTGGGCTGATGCTTCTTGCCCTTCTTGAACTTCGCCTTAGCATACCGAATACTGGGCGGATACTTGCGAAAAACTCGCTCGTGATGGGCTTTGCGTTCGGCTGCTTTGCGACGTTTTGTTTCCAGTTTTTGTTCTGGTGTACGCATGAGTTAACCTCCTATAGGCTAATTCTCATTGGACACCTCCTAACTTGAATTTGGTTTACAACTTACAGCGACTGTGTTGCCGTAGTGTCTGCGGCGAGAACCGTGACATTATAGGGCACGTTCACGGCCAAGGGATTGGCTGCGACTCCAGCGCACTGCACGGTCAAAGAAGCCTGACTTCCGGTTCCTGCGACGGCTGTTACAAAGCCGCTGATCGAAATGGCATCTCCTACTTGTACGGGCTTGCCGTCACGAGTTGTTCCGCCTACTGTTCCTGATACTGCCATAATGTTTCTCTTTTCTCGCCGTGAACGGCGCTTTGATTTACTTTCTCCAAGTTACTAATCTGAAACTCTTTCCATCTGTGCTCTTGACAAAACCACGACCAGCAATCTGCATCATGACAAGTTCGCTTGAGGAGTACGTTCTTTCCCCAATCTTAATTTCGTCACGAACAAGATTCGTAGGTCTTGTAGCAACGTAGACTGGTTTACCTGTAGCCACCGACTGTTTGCTGACTGCGGTATCCGTGGTCTTCTTGACGTTCGCTGCCGCCACCCGACCAGCCGCCGAGCCGCCTTTGGCGTAGCCGGGGTACTTAGTCTGGATGGTCTTGGTCACCACATCGTTTGCAATTCTGTCGAGTGTGGCGTTGTGGAACGCTGCAACCTCAGCTTTGAGTGCTGGGGTATACGGCTTCTTCCAGAACGTATCCATTTGCCGCTGATAACCCCTGTCGGCCTTCAGTGTGGCGTAGAGACGTTCCTTGATACCGTTACCGATGTCAACCTTAGTCTCACGTGGAAATTCTTTGAAGTACGCCATCTTTAAGAAAGGTGCGAATGCCGCGCCGAGTGCGCGGTTATTATAGTGCTCCGCATCGGTAGCAATACCTTCTTCGTATGTTGTCTTAGACTTCGTAGTCTCAGCAGCCTTTGTCTTTTCAAACTCGGCCTTCTCAGCCTCAAACTTCTTGCGCTCCGGTGTAATTTCTGGTTCTTTCTTCCTGTTGGCTTCGTCCGCTTCTAAGTCCTTAAACCATTCGGACAGACCGCTCTTACCTTGAATGTACCCTTTAAGGGCGGCAATGTTTGGTGCAGGTTTTCCTTCTGCGTCCGTGGCGTTGAGGGCATTGTTAATTGCGTTCAACATCCCAGGCATGTGGGATTCTACCAACCCTTCAAAGAAGAGAGGCTGTGTAACGTGCTTGTAATAGCCTGCAGGGTCCACTGTCTTTAGATGGCTGACAAAGTTTCCTACAACTTGACCGTAGTTCTCTTGCTTACCCTGAGCCTTCATGTCATCATAGACATTCTGGGAAAGTACTGGATCAGCAGTGTACAGAAGTTCGTCCGTCGCTTTGACGGCTTCTAGCATGCCAACCTTCTCTTCGTAGCCTTCAGTCCCACCGATACTCTCGATGAAGTCCTTGGCTTCCTGCATCTCCGAGACGCCTTTGGGGAACACTGCCTTGGCTGCGTTCCAACGCTCGAATGCTCCGTGCAATTCCTTGACTACCGCGCCATTGGCAGGCGAAGCGTCCCGCATGGCTTTGAGGGCCTTGCGTACATTGTCCGGTGTAGCCTTGGTGTCGATTGCTTTGTCGGAGGCCGTCTTTGCAGCCGCCGTCTTGAATGCTTCCTTCTCTTCCGCAGACTTTTCTGAGCCGTCTACGTTGTGCGTTTCGGTTTCCTTGCCAGCCTCTGGTTCTACAACTGACGCATCTTCTACAACGGGTGCGTCTTCAACTACAGGCGCATCCACTACTGCTGCTGAGTCTTCTACAACTGGTGCTTCTGTTGCGAAATCAATTAAGTCTTCGGCCATCTTGAGTCCTTCTTATTTCTGAGTTTTTCCTACCACTGTTGAGTCTCCTGAGTTCTTACTCTCCGTCCCTAAAGAACGAAGCGTCTTCCCACCACCGTGGGTAGGGAAGTTTACGATGTATATTCTGCGCCATTCTCGGTGCCAAACAAAACCTCCACACTGTACTTCCCGTCGTCTTCCAAATAAACTCCAATGGTTCCTCCTGGCTCGACACTCTTCTCATTGCTTTCTTGGCGTCCAGTCTTAATGCCGACGATCATGTTTTCAACGGTCACCAGATTAGAATTGTGCGTTACATATACGCCGAATTCGCCTCTTAGAGCCTTGTCGAAGAATTCTTCTAAGCGCGTCTCAAGTTCGTCTAGAGATTCACCTTCTGGTATGACTTTCTTGGGGTGATCTACGTAGAAGTCCAAGATGTCTTGGTAGACATCCTTGTTTCGTCCTGACAAGAAGCCTAGGTGCCATGAGATGAGGCCCCTATCTTGAATCACTTCTAGTCCCAGTTCTTCTGCGATGATGTCAGCCGTCTGTAGCGACCTAAGCATAGGAGACGAGACAACTTTCTTTACCTCGTCCCCGTAATGCTTGGCGATATTCTTAGCCGCTGCTTCGGCTTGCTTGATGCCCTTGTCGTTTAAGGATGGGTCTAGTCGGCTTCTGAAGATGTTCTCTTCGTTTGCCTCGGTATCCCCGTGGCGTTGAAGTAGTGCGATTAACTTCTTGGCCATCTTATCTCCTTAGTTGACGTGGCGGTTGTTCCCCTTGCTGTGGCGGTTGTTGTTGCTGTGGCTTTTCGCCCTTCAGCGCCTCGGGCACAGCCTTGGCCGCAACCTTGTGCTGAAGCTGTTGATCAGCCAGCCCCGCAAAGTCGTTCGGCGTTGCTTGAATGCCCATCTTTGCTAGAGCCTGTACTGCCACATTACCCGGCATCTTCGACACATCTACCGAGATTGACTCGGAAGGTGGTTTATCCGGTGGCTTGTTCGCTGCGGCAATCTTCTTGGCCATCGCTGTATGCTGCTGCCAATGTGTGTGCGTGTTGTCGAACCCTGCCTGCTGCTCTGGTGTACCACTGCGGAACTTTTGTCCCTCGGTGGAGTTCATCCACTCAAAGCACTCGTCCGCTTCAACTGCGTGATTCTCACTCTCGTCATCGGCTACAGGAACAGTGCTGATCTTTGGTGGGGTAGACTTCATAGCCTGACCCAACTGAGCAGTCATTGCTTGTGCTTCAGGCGGAACTGGTTGTCCAGACGCCTGAGCCAGTTGTATGCCTTGAGTTGCTTTCTGCAGTGTGCTCTGCATCTGAACGAACTGAGGATTGTCTTGCGTACCTGTTCTCAACAGGACTTCCATCTCATTGCGTTGCTTTGCCGCCGATGATGCACCTGGGACTTTGAATCCCTTCATGCGCATCTGATCGAACAACTCTATGGAGTTACTTGGTGAGAACACAATAGCATTCAAGGCTGGGTTTGCAGCAGACTTGTCTACCCAGGTCATCAGCTTCTGTTCCTTCTGAGATTGTGACTCTGGGAATGCTGGGTTGGTGTCTGGGTAACAGGTGACATTTCCAGCAAGTAAGTTCGCTGTGTTGACTGAAACGTTGCCCTTACCTTTGATATTCTCTTGGATCGTCTTGCCGTCACGACATTCTGCCGCACACTTTACTGCTTGTTGTGCTGCTGCTGCGAACATGTCTTGGCATGCGTTCCACGGTGAGCCTACGCGCTGCAATGCTTGGTCGCGCTGAATAACAGCGTTGCCGACTGTTTGTTCTCCGGTTGCGGCTCCGAATAAGGACGGCAGTGCGCCTGATACTTCCTCTGAAAACGTAGTAATGAACCACTTAATGAAGTCAGGCAGTGCAGCCTGAGGCTGCGGCGTATCTTCTACCATGATGTACTGCGCTGGTAGTGTAAGTCCCGGTTGCGGTAAGAACGGCCCTGAACTTCCAGGGATGTTGGGTTGCGTCTTCAGTGCTTCCATATCGAAAGCGTCGGCGTTGTACCATTTCTTTGGTATGGTGCGCTTGAAGAAGTCGTCCATCAAGTCTACCCAGTCGTTGATTCGCTTCTGTACCGAGATGAGCATTGTGCCCATGCTGCGACGGTTCTGGCCTTTACCAGCCCATGGGTGTCCAATTACGATGTGGTCGTCCATCTTCTCGTTGCGTGAAAAAGCGTACTCGGCACCAGCCCTGGCCAGCAATGCCCCGTTAGGGAATGCTTCCAGCAACTCGGCCTTCGCTTCATCACTCACTGATTGGTCTAGGAACATTGACGGCCTAAACCAAGAAAACTTCACTGTGCTATGTCGATTCAAGGAGTCGCCAGTTACGTACGCGCCTACTACTGCTTGGCGTACATTCTCCCTAGCGATTCTGTCCAACTGTGTCTCGGACATTCCGTCAGTGCCTGGGTTAATCTTGTCGGCAATCCATGGGAACATCCCACGAACTACTGCCACGTCCAAGTCCAAGGACAACTGCACGAACTGCATAAGATCGAAACTGTCAACTGCGATGGGAACCTTGTGATCCAACTTGCCGTGGACTGTTGTTACTTCGCGTCCTAGCGGCTTGCGGTCATCTCCTGCTCCACCCGCTTGTATGAGGAGGTCTTCCCCACCATTGCTCTCTGGCTCGTCTTCCACTTCAGAGGTTTGTGCGGCCAGAACATCGTCAAGGGTATCCTGACCCGTAGGCTCTGCATCTGGTTCATTGAATATGTTTTCAGGAACGGTTGGGGCATGCACTTCTCCTTCGAAGCCATACTTCTGTCCGTTCAATTCGTAGCGCGTCCACAGAAGGCAACGATCTTCATTCCAGAAGATTCTGGCTACTTCAGTGAGAAGCCCATGAAGATTATTGTTGCGTGCCCAAATTTCTTTGAAACGTTCTGCTTCCTCGGCTGCTACTCGGTCTGGGCCGTATTCTGGGTTGCACGGGGAGAATTCAACTTTAGGGACTTCACGCGATAGTGCTGCGACAATGATGTCACCCTTGGGACCGTAAACGTTGGTGTCGTAAATGGTGTTGTTGTTCTTCTGTTCCTTAGCGCCGAACCCTGTGTTCGCGCCTGGGAGTTGCCATCCACCTTGTTTACCGCGCAACAAGTGTTGATAGCCACGTTCAAAGTGAAGTGCTTCCCATGCTTGTTCTACTTCCATGCGTCGTGCTGCTGTGTCCGTCTTGGTCGCTATGTTGTCTAGCGCAATAAGGGCACCGCGTGCTGCATCACTTAACTCTGCGAACGGCTCTGGCGAATAAGGGAACGGAGCGTAGACGCCAAGGGGACTCTCGTTAGGGTTCTCTGGCTGTGCATCGCTTCCGCCTTTGGCCCCTTCCATCCCCGTCCCAACATTGCTGGGAGTCGAAGTATCCGTTTCCATGTGTTGCTCCTTACTTCTTCTTTTTGCCTAGACCCATGGCATCTTTGACTTTGTCTTGGTTACCGTCGATTGCATGTCCGCTCGTGCCTCTTGCGTCAACATGGATGTGCACGTGCTGCGGCGGCTTCTCTTCACCCTTGCCGCCTTTGCCTTTAGCACCTTTGCCTGCACCCGCACCTGTCGTGGTAGCGGTTGAAGTTGAGGATGGCGACATTGTGATAGTCACCGCTCCACCCGTGGCCGCACCTGTGTTGCGATGGGCTGTGGCTCCTCCCGTGCTAGTGCTGGTTCCCGGCGTGGCTTGCGCAGCCGCTAAGTCAGCAGGTTCTGCGTTGCTCTTCTTTTTTCCTAAGCCTGTCATTGTTTCCCCTTCTTGGACGACGGTGCGTTCATCGCTTCGCTCATATAGTCCTGCTTGTTCGAAAACTTGAAGTTAGTTGAGGGACTGGGCAACTTTGACTTCGGTCGTGCCATTCCTAGAGCCATACGTTCTCCTACTTATTCCACTTGCGTGCGTTGAGGGCAAAAGTTGCTCTCTTGCGTTCGGCTGGTGAACCGTTGGCTTTCTGCGACCGCATCTTGGACATTGGGACTTTGTCACCTTGTGGTGTACCTGTGTCACTGTGCAATAATCCCTTATGGGACTTTTTGATGTGAATCTTTCCTAGTCCAGTCATGCTGTTCTCCTATGCCAACTTGTTGCTGCCTCGTGTTAATTGCCCACCCGAATCCACACGGGGTTTCTTGCGAGGTTTTGGTGAGGGCGCTTCTCCACTCATCCACGACGCCATTGGTGTGGAATCCAAGGATGGTGCCTCGGTAGAGGCTAGTTTCTTTTTTCCTAATCCCATCATGGCTTTTTTCTCCCTAGCCCAGGTGCTTTCTTCACTCTTTTGGGAAGCGTCTTTCCTTTGGTAGCTGCGTCCCACTCTTTCAAATTCTTCCTGCCGAATTCATCGGGGTGGGTGTGTGCCCAACCTGCTTGCGCTTGGCTAACAAACGGCATACTCGATTGCTCTTTTCAGCCACTCTTTGTCTTCTATTTTATCGAGAAGTATGTTGCATCCGTTGCACAGAGCGCCTCTGTTTCTACCAGAGATGTGACTGTGGTCTAGAACCGTGGCAGGTCTTTTTTCACACAACGGACACATGCCGTTGTTCTTTGCTTTCATTTCTTCAAACTCTGGAGCCGAAACATTGTACCGCGTTAATCTGGCTCGTGCCGATGCATTTGGTGCACACGTCTTACACCACTTTTGTCGTGAAGATGCGCGGGTGTACTCAGCCTCACACTTCTCACAGGTCGCAACGGTGTTGCAATGTTTTCTTGCACTGACCGCTTTGTCTCGGTACTGTGCTGTTATACATTCTTCGGAACCACAGGTTCTGTAGTAACCCTTGTTTACTCCGTAGTTGTTTAGATTTCTTCGGGCTGGCCGAGTACAATACTTACACGTCTTTGGTTTTCTATCGTGGTATTTCATTACGCCTCCTTCAAGGCGACTCAAAGCGGGTGTGAAGGCACCCGCCGAGTCTACTCCCAAACCGCTAAGTCTGGGGATATTTCAAATTACTGCGTTCCACCGACAGCCGATGCGCTGTTGCATACGCCTGAGGGAACCATGATGCTCAAACCCGATGTTGCAAGTGTGACGGTAAGGCTGGCTGTGTTACCTGAACCTGTGATTGCTGTGACTGTACCGATGACCGTCTCTTGGTCACCCGCTGCGCCGTAGGCTTTTCCTGCGATGGACAATGCGGGGTGCGTGGCGTCTACCGAGTGTTGAACTGCCTTTGCATCATTCGCCTGATGCACGAACGTTGCGGGTGTCAAAGCAGTCCCGGCTGTGACCATTGCGAGGGATGAAGGGATAGTTGTACCAAACGGCGCTGTTGATACCGTAGTGGCAATGATGGTAACTTGGTCACCAAGTGTAATGGCTTGGCCGTTTGCTCCTAGTGCTGCCATAGTTTCTCCTTATGCTAAATCTGCGGCCTCATGCTGAGGAACCTCATCGTTGTCACCCTCAGAACTTGCGCCCTGTTGATCTGGGTGTGTACGTCTCTTCACGCTGTCGGCCTGTAGTTCGCCACCAGCCTCATATGCCAAATTTGGGTCCTTGAAGGCTGCGCGGTGTTCATGACCATCTTCATGCGTAGAGTGAACTTGGTGCTCACCCTTCTCATGGTCGTGCGTATACTCTACTTCTCTCGCTACACCGTGGTGCTCCACAACCGAACTTGGAGCCTCAACTTCAGCCGAGGTATCCATGGGGTTGTCGTGCGCTTCGCTGCCGCTAAAGTTGTTCACTTCAGCGTCTCCACCGTGCTTCATAGGTGTGGATTCCATCTTGGGCTGATCCCCACCGTCGTAACTGGACTCTTTAGGGTGGAAGGAGTCGTATCTCTTAGCCACCATAGAACTGCCGAACTTCTTTTTTCCGTCTTGTGTCGAGGTTGCCATGGTGTCTCCTTAGTTCAACAGATGAGAGTACTCATCATCTTCAGGTTCTGGCGCGGCTTTCGGCGCAGCCTTTGGTGCAGTCTTTGGCACGACTCCACCTAGATGCCTAGCACTTGCGTGTGCCGCACCTGCGGTTTTGTGTTCAGAAGTGTGCAAGTGTCCGTCACGATGCTGAGACGTTACCATATGTCTTCCGGCTGCATGGTCGTGAGTCACCGTCACTCGATGGGCCGCGCCGTGCGCCTGAGCATCACTCTTAACGTCATCAGGAACTGCGTCCTCATTAGTAGCTTCACCCTGTTCGTCAGTTCTTGACTCCTGAGGATTGGTATTCTCTTCGGGCTCGGAATTCTCTTCCATGTTCATGCCTTTTTGCTCATTACCTTGCTCGAAACTGGTATCTTCGGGGAGCGCGTTCTTTGCTTCACCGGATTCATCCGTACGGCTCATGGCCTTGTCCGCGCCGGGGGCCGTAGTTGTATTTGCTTTGGCTCCCTCTCCCATTTTCTTCATGCCTTCTTCTTTGGGTTCCTCGGTATGGGCTTCGCTGTGTCGATTAGCGGCAAACTTTGATCCAAACTTCTTACCAAACTTTGATTCAAACATTTTCTTCTCCTAATTTAGCATTTGCCGCATTTGCACTTCAAAATCTTCTTAACGCGCTCGATTGCTGCGTCTTCTGTCTTTTCTACGAAGTCTTTGCACTCACACGGCATGCAGGGAGTCCATCCGGCGCGTTGGGAGAGAGTTTCCTCTTGTTTATAGGAACAAGAGATTTTCCAACCGTTCTCAGCCTTACACAACGACACGTGCGTCAATTCCCCGCAACATTTCTCTTTGTCTTCCATGTTTAGACCTTAGCGGGTTCTGCCGCTTCCTTTTCTAGTCCTTTTTCGTGTTCTGCGACAACCTGCTGCCACCTTGTCATGGGGCGTGGTTCTTCGAACGCACCAAAACTGGGTTTTCGTGCTGATCTTTGGGCGGGGTCAATTCCTACTTTTTGCTGAAGAGAAAACTCGAAAATGGCAAGTTTTGCTGTTAGCGTGGCCTTCTCATTGCGAAGATCGGCTATAACTTCGTCTTTATCTTGTCGTAGCTGCTGTAAGTCGCTCTGGAGTCTTAAAAGTTCGACTTCCATATGCTCGACTAAGCGAGAGCCAAGCAATTCCCGCAGAAATTGTCTAATTCGCTTGCCCATGCTGAGTCTCCTACTGATTATCGAGTTTAGATTGCCAAACTGGTTGTTCCCGAGGTTTGAAACACACGGTTTTGTTTTTTAATTCGGCTTCCTTCTTGAGTTTGTAAAAGTGAGCCGCAAAAGGATCTGTTTTTGCTAATTCCGTCACTTGGTCTCGTATCGTAAGAGAATCTGATTTTTTTCTATTAGGTGCTTCACCAAACAATCCATATCTGACTGCATCGTAGACGTCATCCGATTTTGAGTCAACTTTTAACACGTCGTCCAAGTTTTTTGGATCGCGCATTAAGCTGGGCATAGCAAATATCAAATCTTTGCATACGTCGAGCACAACAAGGTCGCCACCCTTTATCATATTGTACATATATGAGGCAGAAGCGATGCGATCTCTGGTAGCAGGCGTTACGGGTGGCATTCCAAAATCTCTAAGTACTTTTGAGTACTCATCGGCTGGTGTATGCCCGAACCCTTCCATAACGCGGTTGAATTTTTCGTGAGAAAAGTAAATGTGCTTTATCTTTATTGGTTTTCCGTTTGGTAAATGTAGTTTATTTGCCAATAAAGATGCAAGTTCCCTCATCGTCTTCCCACCTGTCGTCACAACCTCTGCAAAGCATACAGTTTTGAGCCGATAATCTGCACCAATGGATACTTTTACTAAGGCTTTGGTGAAAAAGTATGAAGCATTAGCGTGTTGCATTCCCCAATCGGAGCCTATCCACACATCCTGGTGCTCCTGCCAAATTATTGCGTCTGGGTCTTCTCGCAAATTGATAACGTGGTACCACGGGTCCCAACAATCGAAGAATTGTCCCTCTGTGAGGCCGTCTAGTCCAAGCAGCATCTTATCGCGTTTGGCTTTTGGCATGCTGTTTAGACGAGCTATGATGCCCGGGTCGCGCTTTAACAACTCAGCGTTGTCCATTACCGTGGAACGTTGGCATGCATAGCTTTTTGGATCATAAATTAGACGCCAATCGCCTGCCTCTTGCACCCACCACGACCCGTCTGTAGCTTTCTTTGCTCCTTCGGGCTTCATCCAAGGCTCGTGCTCTACAAATAGAGTTTTGTAGTAGTCATAATGTGGTCCGAGAGGGTTGGTACACCCAACCATACACGGAATTGGCAAATTACCGTACTCATCAGGCTCACATCCGGCGTTCACCGTGTTACGACTAAGCAACATCATCCAAGCATCGGGTGAAAACTGACCGCATTCGTCAATTAAGATAAAACTGTACGCTCGTCCTAAGTACTGGGCGAGATCACGCTCAAGATTGTTAGCACAGTGACCGAATATGATTCTGGAACCGTTTGTAAACGTCAAAACGTGACGTGTAGCGTCGTAAGTAAATAATTCCTTAGGCAAAAATGTGCGAGAATCTGTGATCGCTCCGGCTTCCAACTCTTTGAACGTACGACGTAGTACTAAAATATCACAACCCTTAAAAGACAAGCAATAACGCATAGCCGCAAACATGAGCCAACCAAGAGTTTTTCCTCCGCGAATACCCCCAACGCTTAAGCACTGAGATGCTGCAGGTTGTAAGTACACTTTTCCATTTCTGGAAACGTTTCGTAAAAGTTCAGTTTGCTTAGTTTGAAAAGTAAAAATTTTAGAAAAATTGAGGGTACCGTCAGCACTGATGTAATTCGGTTTCTCCTTAATTTCCGTAAGGTCTTTGCGTGGCATCTGAGTCTGCTCTCTATTCGTTTGTCTTTATGCTGACTACGTCGGCAAAAATTGGTTGTCTGTCTTTTTCTTCTTTGGTCTCTTCAATGACTTTACTATGCATTATCTCCACTTGCGGCATCACAATAAGTGTAGGTCCCTCATATTTTAGGGAATCTCTGTCGATATCTGCGATGGGCAGCTTACCGAAGGCTCTTTCCATTACTTTTTCATAAGCCTGTACCGCAACTCCGGCCATCTTGGGGTCTCTTAAACCTGTTTTTGGATTCACATCGCGGTTGTTTGCTATGTCCACCATGTTTTCCGTCATCTTCAAAAGTTCAGACTTTGTTTGTCCTTCTTTTGGCTTCATCACGTAATTTCGTACTGTCCGTGTAGCTTCTATGGAGGATGGTAGAGGACGTTCCTTCTTTTTGAACTTTCCATCCGCACCTTTTAACATCTCTCTGTACGTTTGCTTCTGATCTTTTGTTAAAGGGTTTTTTACAATGATAGCCGTCACGCCCTCGGGCAGATTCTGAGTTCTTACTGGTGGTTCCGGTTTATTTGTTGAGTCATCCATGATAATTCCTATTTTCGAGCACAAAAAAGCCTCAACTGGAAAGTTGAGGCTGATAATTCCTGAGATATGCTGTGCGAAAAGCCGCGTTGCAAGTAGCTCCGCAAAATCTTTTCTTTTTTGTCTGCGCTATAATTTCTTTTCCGCATTCCCAGCAACGAGTTGTCCATGGTTCTCTGAGTAATGGGCGTCCGGTCCTGCCAATACCATGCGGGGCATGGTGAATACGATGCACTCTAACCGGGAGCAGTTCATAATTACTGCCATCCATGGGGTTGTTTAGTGGGTCTTCATCTTTGTGGTGAACTTCGAAGCCTTCTGCAATAAACCCATTGACCTTTTCGTAAATCGCCACGTGAAGGTAGGTTTTTGTTCCGTTTCTCCAACCTTTATAGTAAACTCGGTCGGACCTTCGCTTTGAGTCTGGGTACCTATAATAGACAACGTCTTCAAATACGACGGTTTCTGATACGGCAGGTGTGCGGTCTTTTCTAAATCCTTTTGGCATTGCATTTCCTCCTGAATAGGTCGAGCTAAGGAGGGGATTCAGGCCCCTCCCGCTCTGCCCAAGATTCGAGGTCTTGGGATGTTATAAACTCTACAACTTTTTCTCGATCAGAGTGAAGGCTTTTTTCACGCCGTCGAATAAATAATCGGCCTTGTCCAAGACATATTTCTTGAGCATGGAATCAACCGCCGATTGATACTCTTTAGCTTTCGATTCTGTGATCTTAGTAAGGCGCTGAATCTCGGCGGATGCTTTCAAGTACTCCACCTCGGCCTCGGCAAGAATCAACTTTTCAGAATCTGTGATAGTAACCACAGCCTTCTTTGCTTCTGGCACAACGACTGCCTTAACCTCTTCGGCCAATTTCACTGCCTCGGCCTTTACTTCTTCAACAACGGTTTCGACTGACATTTCTGAGTTCTCCTGTAGTTTGTAAATTCAAATTCATTGCTGTCGTCTTCCTCCATCATAGAAGTCACATGGTACGGATGGGTTAGCACGGCAAGCAAGTCGTACACTTGGTGATTCATGGTATTGCTCCTGCTCACCACTCCTTGGAGTTTTCGAGCAGAATTACTTCTAAAAATGTCCCGATGTCAGCCTGCTTTGAGCGCTACGCAGGGCTTACAAACTTTAAGGGTCGGGTCGCTCCTCTAGAGCCGGAACCCTTTGCCGAATCCGGCGTGGGTAACCAGCTACGCGTTGAGATGGCCTGATGCAACGCTACATCGAATGCGGTTTACGGCTCCCGCGCCGTTGCGTGGGGCGAAACCACGACGGACTAAGTGCTCTGCAACGGGGGCCTCACAAAGCAGACTCTACGCGAAGAGCCGCATCCGATGAGGATAATGCCGTTACTCGGCAGGTGCAACGCCGGGAGAGATCAACCTCCAACAGACACGTTGCGATGCGCCAACGTCATATAAGACGGCGGCGACTTTCGGACAAGCCTAAGCGTGCACGCTATGTGTGCCAACGTTATATTGCCTCCCCAGGTATCAGCCAGGGAACTTAGGAAACGTGCCGAATCTTTTATAACTTTTCATTGGTTAATGCAAAGTCTCCAAACAATTCACTAGCGGCTTTGTCATGTGCAGCCTGGGCTTCTTCTTTGGTGTCAAAATAGCCAAGTGCTTTTTTCTTTCCTTGGAAACTTATCTGAGCCTTCCACTTGTTACAGTTTTTCCATTTATTGCTGATGTATTTATAAACACCTTTTGCTCCTGAGGTGTTCATTATGATTTTCATGGTCCACTTCGGTGCTAGAATTGGTGATTCCCAACACAAAGCGTTGGAGAGATTGCGTTGTGCGCTTTCCATTTTCTTTGTAAAAGTTGCGTTGTGCGTACACCGTGTTCTTTAACCTGCACGGATTAGGAACCCATGAGTACTTAGAAACTCGTTCAAAATCCTCGTCGTCCACCAGTGCTACATAACCCTGCGTTAATTCGATGGTTTTCATTTGTCCCTCCAAGGACGCTCAAAGCGGGTGTTGGAGCACCCGCCGAGCTAGCCCAGGACCGCTAAGTCCTAGGATTTCTTAAATCGGTAATTATTCTTTTTTGCTTCTTCAAGTTCTGCCATACATTCTCTACGCATCCTAGGGGACACGATGGTGACTTTTTGAAACTCAACTATCAACAGGTTTGCATCGCGTTGGCGTAGTTCCTCATCGGTAAAACTGAAGAGCGGTTCATCTTGGATGTCGTCTGACATGTTGTGCCTTGTGAGGAACGGGTGCTGGCCTATGGCAACAGCACCCTCCTCGGTGTTGCATCTCAAACTCGGCCTTATGCCCTAGGCTGCCGAATGTTCTATTGTTGCAAACTTGGTGTTACTCCGGTGGTGTGCCGGATTGTCCCGCCGCAAAGCGGGGATGTCTAAGCCCCGGCCTCGCCATGCTGAAGGAGAACAGCAGGAGGCCGGGGTGTCTATGGGGCCAGCATTGCGCTGGCGAGGGAGAGAGAGATGTAGATGTGGTACCCCGGGGGTACCAGATGACAAAACATGTCAAACCCAATAAAAGTTCTAGGCAGATTCAGTATACACCCCAGGTGATCCATTGTCAAGGAAAAAATATGATATTTGGTAAGTCCTTTGTTTTCACTATGGAAAAATAGTGCTTGCATTTATTGCAAAAGTCTGTTATGATAGTCAAGTCTTCCTGGGTAACTATGCATAGACTAAGGAGAAGAACTCAGAAGAATACCTGTATGTGATTGATTCAAACCCACTTACATGACAAATAGGCAACCTGAGCATGGTGCTAAACTCATGAAAACAAAGGCTGAAAGAGAAAGTAGCAGCAAGAAGCGACAGAAAGATTGGCCGGGAGATGGCGGTTTGGGCGCAGAAAATCAAGGACTTAGAACCACACCCTGAGCGCGGCCCCGCGCTGGACTTCGCCAAAGCCGAGCTAAAGAAGTGCCGCGATGCGATGCAAAGGCTGAACATCGGAGAGAAACGGCAGCGTTGCTGGGCATCCGGCCCAAAGTAGTCTGGTACCCGAAGGGGGTACATGCATACCTCGCATTTGTCAATGGCACCGAAAGATGGTACAATAAAAAGATGGCAGAGAACACGCAGCAACTGCGCCCACTCGTATTCAGCGAGTTGACTCCACCGATGAACATTACGAAGGTGGTTGATGGCGTAGGTCTCCAGAAACTTGGCAGACTACATAGAACGCAAAGCCTTAGAGCCAAACCCTGCCGTAGGTCTCGACACAGAGACGAACGTAGTGGACGACTTTTGGTACCGTAGAGTTCGCACGATTCAGGTTGGCGACAAGGAACAGCAGTTCGTGATCGACTTGCTGGCGTTCGCTGGCTCAGAAGAAAGTTTGATTGCATCCCAAGGACAGTACGGCGCAACCAACGGTGACATCTACAAACCCATCATGGACATTCTGCGTCCCGTGGTTTGCTCCAACAAGTTCCTGAAGGTTGGGCAGAACCTGGGGTTCGAGTACTCCGTGTTCTCGTGGAATTTTGGAATGCGAATTTGGAACCTGTATAGCACGGACATGGCCGAGCGCGTGATTCAGGCTGGGACAATTCCGTTGCGGAAGATGGCGATGTTCAGCATGTCCGCTATTGCTGCACGACATTTCCAACTCATCATCGACAAGACGAACCAAACGTCCTTTGACTTGCGTACGCCGCTCACTCAGGAACAAATAGATTACGCCGCGTTCGACGTACGGTTCCCGTTCTCCATGCGTCAAGCGCAGGTTAATATTATGACGGCAGATCAACTCCTTGCCACGACGCAGATTGAAAACGACGCCATCGGAACGTATACTGACATGCACCTGACCGGACAGAACCTTGACGATGAGCGGTGGCTGCTGCGCATCAAGCACACTATCGAGCGCAGACAAGGTGAATTGAAGATTCTTGACGAAGGGTTCCTTCCCATTGTCGGAGACAAGGACAAGCAGATTGACCAAGCCGAGATTGACAGGCGCTACAAGCACTGGAAGGAAGACTTTGAAGTAGCCACGCCAGCGGAGATGAAACTGGCTGAAGCCAAAGCGGCTTGAGAAGGACCGAGAAAAGAAGACCGCGCTTGGTGTTGTTGAAAGCAGAAAAAGCGAAGCGTGTAGAAGCAAAGCAAGCGGCACGTGCAGCGTATGCAGTGAATTAAGCAAGAAGAAAACCGTGTACGAGAAGAACTATACAAAGTGTGAAGGTCAAGCCTACATAACTTGGATCAAGAACTCAACTGTTCGCCGCGTTGCAGCAGATGCCGGGGATGAAGAAGCGTTGCAGACACTACGGACGATACGCTGTTACGATTCAATGATAGGCCGTTGATTCAGACATTGAGAAAATACAATAAGGGAAAGAAAGACACAGGAACCTATGGAATCCAGTGGACACAGAAGTGGGTCACAAGCCTCTTTCTAAAGAAGGTTGGAGACATCCGGCGACGGAGACTTCATTGCTTATTTAACCAACTTCGCGGAAACAGGACGTTCCTCATCCTCAAAGCCTAATGCACAGAACTTGCCTAAGGACGATGAGGTACGGGAATGTTTTATTGCTGATCCACCCGACAGTTTTTCTCCAGAAGGCTATGATATCATAACCATTGATCTTTCAGGAGCAGAACTACGCATCATCGCAGAGTTGGCGCAAGCCAAGTCTTGGATCATGGCATTCGCCAAAGGTCAGGATGTACACTCGGTCTCCACTGAGATTCTGTACCCTGAAAAATGGCCTGCGTTAAAAGAAAATGGCTGTGCCTATTATGCACTCGATGAAAAAGGTGAACCACAAAGAAAGAAGTGCAAATGCAAAGGCCACTCCGAACTCAGAAACCATACCAAGGCCGTTAATTTTTTGTTGTGTTACGGTGGGGGTCCAGACGCTCTAGCAGACGCAATAGGTGTATCTACGGATGCGGCCAAAGAGATTATGAAACTACACGAATCAAAGTTCGGAGACATTTGGTCTTACTTGAAACGTTCTGGTGAGTTGGCGCAAGCTGACAAACAGGCGCGTGACATGTATGGTCGCCGTAGGTCCTTCCCAATTCCTACTTGGGAAATAGCAAAGGAATGGTATGAAAGTGAGAATGCGGAGAAACTAGAACTAAGTGAAGAGGTGCAGGAGCAAAACCTATTCAACTTCAAAGCTACCAACCTTCGTGAAACCACTAAGGAAGAGGAATATAAACTAACTCACAGGTCTCCTGATGCACGAGAAATAAAATATGCGATACGTGCTCTCATGGGGTCTATAAGCAGGATGGGTAAGAACATGCCCATCCAAGGGACAAACGCGAGTCTAATGAAGCGCTCTATGGGCTGCGGTTTCGACAAGAACGGAAAAGGGTTTCTTTGGCATCTACTTCCTCAGTACGGAGCCAAGATTCTATCTATGATTCATGATGAACTTTTGATACAATCTCCCAAGAGACACTCAAGAGAAGTTGCAGGAGTCGTACAGGACGCTTTCCTCCGAGCAGGACAAGAGATAATGAAAAGCGTACGCATGGAAAGTGAATACCACATTGGACCTTGTTGGGAGAAATAATATGCCACAGAAAATTGAAATGGTAGGAAAAGTCTTTGGTAGGTTAACCGTAGAGTCGTTCGGTGGTGTTGGTAAAAATTACCAAACTTTGTGGAACGTAGTTTGTTCTTGTGGAGAGCACAGGACAGTGCGAGGGGGAAACCTAAGAAATGAGCATACCAGAAGTTGTGGGTGTCTTGAAAGTGAGGTATCGACCGCACTCGCACTTTCTCTGCCTAAAGGTGGAGCAACCACGCATGGCATGAGAAGAACCTCAATTTACCGAGTTTGGTGTGGAATGAAAACTCGCTGCACAAACCCTAATGATAAAAGATTTAAAGACTATGGAGGAAACGGTGTAGTCGTGTGTGACAGGTGGCTGAAATCATTCGAGAATTTCTTTGCCGATATGGGTGAGCGACCAACTTCTAAACATTCAATTGGTCGTACCCTCGACAGAGGCAATTACGAACCAGGAAATGTTTTCTGGATGACAGACCCTGAACAACGATTAGCGCGACGTAACAACAACGCTTTGAGAAAGTGGGAAGCATGGCAATCTTAACCGCGTTCACGGATGGTGCAGTCCGCGCAGGCAATCCCGGCACTGCCTCGTGCGCTTGGGTACTATACGAGGACACCAAGGAGAGTGCTAGGGAAGGCCGTTATTTGGGACCAGAAAAACGGACGAATAATTATGCCGAATATTTGGCTACGGATTAAATGGCTCTGGCTGAAGAATGAGTACAAGCATGCCAACTCGCATTGCGTACGCTGCGGCAAGCGGGCGCAAGCCCTAGCAGTTTGGCACAATTAGTTAAGTTGTGCGACCGCTGCTACACGGCAGTTTGCAAACAATATGACAAGGAGAATTTACAATGACAGACAAGACACAGAATTTTGACGGCAAACGGTTGAGGGGCACATGTTGCCCACGACTTTACCCCAAGGCCCGACCAGTGAGCAACGCACAGACGACGAGATCAGGGCTGAACTGAAGCGTAACGAGAAACTGGAGGCTGGCACGGTACGTGACGCGCAAGGCCAAATCCGAAACATGCGTGACTTCGGCAAAGCCCCTGTAGAGTCCTATAGCCAATACCTCAAGCGTACGGACGGACTCGTGGACTTCGTGCCATTAAGCGAAGATGCATGGAGAAAAGAAACTCATCAGAAGACACAGGCCGAAGCAATGCTAGAAGACTTAGGCATCACGAAGGCGGCACCAAAGCAGGAAGGTATCGTAAGGCAGGCCCCAACAGGCCCCCTAAGTACTGAAGAAGTAAAGACGCTCGAAGAGATGCTGGGACTAGGTTCCGAATTGCCTACGCCCACAGAAGGTGTAGTGGTTGAAACTAAGCACTACTCGGATGGCTCAAGCGCCACAGGAGTTGCTCCGTTACCGGATCAGTCACCTGGGCAACAGGACGCTGCAAAGAAGTAGGAATAAGAAAAGCCCTACAGAGAATCCCGATTGGGAAACCCTGTAGGGCTGTTTTTTTTGTCTACTCGCTCTGCCGTTTCGCTTCACATTTCATCAAAAATTCTTCAAACTCCACCAGCATATCTGCTAAGGTGGCGTCCTTCGTCCATTGCTCTCGAACCCACTTCTCTGCCCTAGCCAGCCGTGCTTTGTGCGCCGTTGGGTCGCTCATAAATCCGCCTTGCGGTATCCGCACTTACTGCACTGTAGAAGCGGCACGTTCCCGTACTCGTACGTATTAAGGATAGACACAAACCAGTGCTGACACTTGTCCACATCAACGCCCCAGCCTTGGATTGTCCTTGGGACACTCTGCGACCGAGGTTTTTCCGTTGCCCGTTCCGTGGTTTTCAACTTGGCTGTGGCCTCTTTGTCGGCCATGAATTGCTCCAGGGCTTTCATGCCTGCCGCGTACCCACGTCGGTACGCATCTTCTGCGTTTACCGAGGTCATCGTATTCTCCTTCTTTGGGTTCCACATCGGCTGGCAGGTACCAGTGTGCGCGAACTGGCAACTGCAGCAGTAGTTGCTTTGTTCATCAATCATCGTGCCCATCCTGTGAGTAAAAAGTAAATAGCCGCGTAAGTCAGCGCCATACACAGCAAACCCATGACCACATCTAACCAGCAGAATGGTGGCTTCATTGCGGGTCCCTCGGTCGTTCCATCCAGTGCGTGATTACCCAAGGCGTATTCCAGCCAGCATATGTTTCTGTACCGTATCGAGCCATGCAGTAAATTCCACAGCCCTTGGCCCAGCCGAAGACTTCTCGGTCGGTGTCAGGCAGGCGCTCAGTGCACGGGGTCCAAACGTGCTTCCTGCTTTCGTAATATTTGCCATCGATAAAGCCATCTTCGTAAGTGTAAGCAACGCTCATGGTGTTCTCCTTTTCTCTTTTCGCTTGCTCTCTGCGGTTTGTCTCACGGACTCGGCGCATGTGCATTGACATTATGGCTTCATCCCCGCGTAGAAGTTCCCAGCGAACGACTGGGTCAGTGCTTCGCCAAGCACCTCAATAATCGGCTCCCTAAACTCAGGGTGCTCCTCAATGAAAACACGCAGCGGTTCGGCTGATTCCCAGAATCCCGACGCTAATTCTTGGGCTAACAACTCCTCGGCTTGCTTGTCTTGCTCGTCTAAATCCATGTGTTCCTCCACTGCTTAATCGTATCACAAAAGGGACTCCCTTGTCAAGCCGGGAATTTCCCGTGCGTAGCTAGAAAAAATTCCGGATAGGCGAAGGCGGGCAAAGTCGTGCCGTTGGCTTTGTCCACGGGTAATGGCCAAGTCAAGGCCGGGGCCGTGCCACGTAGCATGTACACCCACAATCTTACCCGATTACACCCAGTTTATGAGTGATGGGACCCCTCGGCTATCGCTCACAGGTGCCGCGCCACGCGGGGCCGGGGATTCCCCCAGGCTGGAGGCTATGGAAACACACCGTTTTGACAGGGCGTGGGCTATGGATTCCATGTGATATACCGCACTTTCTGCGGTGATTATGTGTACTTTTCTATGTACTGCTTGAGTCGTCCCAGGGCATTCTCCTTGACGATTATTTCCCACCACCCCAGCAGCAGGTTACACCGATGGCAGAGCCAGCCACGCTTCTTCCCAGTTTCATGGTCGTGGTCTTGTTGCAACTGCATGATGCACAAGCAGAACTCACACACTCCTGTCTTCTTTTCCCCTGTGGCATCCACTAAACCCCGAGCCGTGTGGCGGTGTTTCCTTCTCGCATCGGGATTTGCTTTGCGCCACGCTATGGTTCGGGCTTTGATTTCCTCAGCGTGAGCCGTGTACCACTCATGCCTTTTTACTTTGTCCGATTCCGTTACAGTCCTCTTCATTTTCAACCTCACACAACCATTATACCATAACCATGTCAAAACCACAAGAGAGGGGTTTCGTGCAAAGGAATAACCCAGGACGTGAACATCGGTTAGCAATGGACAGCCGAGGGGCCGCGCCACGCGAACCCCCAAATTTCTACGGGGATTATGCAGCATAAGTGCTACGTTTCGGGCACGGGTTTGGCCGCGCTCGGGGCCGGGGTGGCCCCGCGTTTTCCATGGGACCCCTAAACAGGGGGTGTACCGGCCTGATCTTCGCCTAGGTTTCGCCCTGCCCTGCCATGTCCTTCGTATTGTCTTCGCCCTGTGTGCGCCCTGACACACTCGACTACTACGCCTATGATAATGCATAAGCGAAGCAAAGGCGAAGGCCCATCAGCCTATGACAAAGCATATGCGAAGCAAAGGCGAAGGCGTACAACGTACGGTCCAAGGGCCGTGCAGTCCTGGAAGGCAGAGCAGAGGGAGCAAGGCAAGGTGCCGGGGTTTGCTAGGCTTCGACCATGCCTTCGACCACGCAAGGCACGGCTCAGGTGAAACGCGG